TGTAGGAGTAACTCCTATTGAATCTATGATGAAATTAACATCATCACAAGCAACACTCGGAGTTGGCGTTGGTAATGGTTCCCAATCACAATCGAAATACGCATTGAAATTAAATATTGAACAATCAACACCTGTTGGTGTTGGAGTTGGGCAAATTCCACCTTCAAAATCATTTGCTGAAATATCAGGACACTGTGAATAACATGGATAAGAACCTCTTAATAAACAAGTTCCTCCTGGAGTTGCGCCACTGGCTAAACACCAGTAATCGCCAGTATAATAGATAACCGCTGAAGTTATTCCATCACCAGAATAATAAATTCTTGAATTATATGTTCCGGCCGATTCATAGTTTCCATTGTATCCTGAAAAAGATGGCAATGTGGTATAGAAACAGAAGTCAGTGAACGCACATGCTGATGGTGATGCTGAGACAGTCGGTGTTTGAGTTGGTGTAGGCTGTGGTGTACTAGTTGGAGTAGGTGTTGGAACACAAAAAGAACAATCATCAAAATCAGGGTCACCAAAATCAGGCCCACCTGGCCCTGAGAATTCAACGAAACTATAACACTCCCCATTATAAAGATAAGCCGCTCCAACAAATGCAGTATCTTCATTTACATTAGCATATAATACACTGCCATTGGAACACTTATAAAGTAATGCCGCTGTTAGAGCAGTTCTTGGACACGAAGAATCCGCACATGTTGGAACCTGTGTGAATGTAACTCCAACAGAATTGTATAAAGTCCCACTAGTAAACCCACTTACAATTGTTGCACATCCTTCGAATTCAATACTACCAGTAATACAATATACATCGCCAATTACAGTAGGAATACTTGGTCCTCCAAATCTAAATATATTCGAACCATTTGTACAATCTTGAAATTGTATAACAATACTATTTGTTGGTGTAGGTGTTTGTGTTTGGGTCGAAGTTTGAGTTGGAGTTTGAGTTGGAGTAGAAGTGTTTGTCGCAGTATTAGTTGGAGTTTGCGTTTGTGTCGCAGTATTAGTTGGAGTTTGCGTTTGTGTTGAAGTGTTAGTAGGCGTTTGAGTCTGTGTTGCAGTATTGGTAGGAGTATTCGTTGGAGTCTCGGTAGGAGTCACAGTAGGCGTGTTTGTGGGTGTTTCAGTTGGAGTATTTGATGGAGTTGTAGTAGGGGTATTAGTTGGTGTTTCTGATGGAGTTTGTGTTGGCGTTGCAGTATTAGTCGCCGTCTGAGTTGGTGTCTCACTCGGAGTATTAGTTGGAGTCTCACTCGGAGTGTTTGTCGGTGTCTCTGTAGGTGTTTGTGTGGGTGTTTCAGTCTGAGTCGCAGTCGCAGTAGGAGTTAATCCACTTGTTGCTGTTGTAGTTGGCGTAGGTGTCTCCGTTGGAGTATTAGTTGGAGTTTCAGTTGGAGTTGGAGTATTTGTCGGTGTCTCCGTTGGAGTAGCCGTATTTGTTGGAGTTGGTGTTGGTGTTACCCCCACACAACATTCACTAATACTTCCTGTTACAGGTACTACATCAGCGTAGTCAAATGTTGGACTTGCGGATTCACCACATGTAGGTGCTGGTATGCACTGGATATCACTTGTAGCAATCAATACACTACCAATCTGTCCTGAAGATATAAATGTATTTCCTGTTGAACTATCACTATAATGTGCAATTACATTTATATCAAATGGAGCTGGTATTTGAGTTCCTCCACAATCATCAAAGAATTGGATAAACCAATCTGTTGTACTTGGGAAATATCCAGGACAATCAAAACATTCACCAGGTATACTTGTCGTACCTGTTATTGTATAACAATTAGCCATCTGTTTCCCCTCTATAAAAATTTATTGATATTATATCCATTTAAGAATTGTTCCTATATAAATAACCAGATCTCAGGTTTTTATACTTTGAATAATATAGTTTTGTTAAAAACTAAATAAAGTAGTATCAGGATAATATTTATAGGTGTATGAAACTTCTAAACACAATTCAAAATATTATCAAAGAGGCCGAAGAACAATATAACATTGCTTGTGATTCGTGTGTCCCTGTTGAAGAATTGGACAGACTTGAAAAGCATTACAAAGATTCTCTCAAGTTGTTGAAGTTGTACCAGTCTGAAGAAAAAAAGGAACAATTTAAAAAGAAATAATTTTTATCTGATTGCCTCGCAAATACCCCCTTCGGATTTAAGTTCAAATCCTCTGTCTTTTAACCAATTGTAAATTTCATCTTTTTTATCTTGAGTTAAATTATAGTCCTCAAAAATAATAAAGTCGGGTAATGAAACTTTGTTCTCATCAATCCCCATTATTAATTGGGTATCTAATCCTTCAACATCAAGATGTAACCAGTCAATTTTGCCGTTACATTCTGTTAATATTAAATCGGTAATAGCAATCGAACTTTTTTTAGTTGAGTGAATCTCTTCTGTCTCCCAGTGTTTAATTACTCTTTCAACTACGGTATTTGTATAACCTTCACCCCCTTCAAAAAACTCAACTTCTCCACCGTTTGGTGTTATTATATTTTGAATTGTTTTAACAAGTGAGTTTTTACAATAATTTTTTTGTAACTTACTATATTGATTATCTGAAGCCTCAACTAAAACCACTTTACACATCCGATTTTGAACACTTGGAACCCATTCTCCAAACTCACCATCATGGGTTCCAATAACTAAGCCTGTTGGGAGTTTTCCATTCGATAATAACGATTTATTATACGCCCATAAAGATTTGTAGAAATGATTTCCATGTTCCATTATGTCCCACTTCTTGGTATACAATACAAGACCTCTTGAGTCAAGAATTTCTACATCAAACATTTCTGTATTAGGATAAGTTGCAAACCAATTATCTCCTAAGTTTGATGACCATTGTATATCCCCACTAACGTGTTTTTTAATGTTTAACTTTAATGGTAAATTTTTGTTGTATTTACTAATGTGCTCAACATTAACTTTTATGCCGTCTGAATCATATGTTACCGTTATCATTTCCTATTTTTTTCTATAAAATAATTTATATCTTGACTCCATAATATCATTGCCTCTTCTTTAATCTTACTTTCTTCCCAATCCCACCAAGCAATGTCTAAGAGGTCTTTAATTTGTTGTTCTTCAAATCTGTACTTTAAATGTTTTGCGGGATTACCGCCAACAACAGAAAATGGTTCAACGTCTTTGGTTACTACCGCGCCTGCAGCAACAATGGCTCCGTGTCCTATTTTAATGCCAGACATTATTGTTGATTTTGCACCAATCCAAACATCACTACCAACTATAATATCACCTTTACAAGATGGATGACCCATATCCATATGTAATGAAGCAATCTCAGGTGTGACAGGTCCCCACAGTTGAGAAGATGTTGTTATCCAATCAGGTCTATGATTTGCATGTAAAAAGAAGTTACAATCTCTACCGATAGAACAGTATTTTCCAACGTGTATATGGTAGTCATTGCTCCAAGAAATTATGTTAACGTTTCTATCAAAATAAGTACCTCTATCTGCATGCCATAAATTTATGTTCTCAATCATCCTAACTAATACTTAAAGTACTATGTTTAATTTTTTTAATTATGTCGGTAATATCGTAATTGGTGTCATCCACTTCAATAGTTACAGTCTGTAGATTAAATTTATTAAATCCTAAATCAATTAGATATAAACTACTAACGGTATGTATTGCTTCAGTCTCACCAATTTTAACTTTAATTTCTTTTTCACCCACAACATCATAAAATAAAATTTTAATTGATGATGGATTTTCGTCGTCATTTTCTATAAAAAATTTAATACCTTTAATTGGAGAGTAATCTAAAAAATCAATGTTTTCGTAATAATAAATCTCATCTTCAACAGGTGTTTTTTCAATCACATAATTTAACTTATTTTGTAATGTGTATAATAATTTAAAAGCATCTCCATTTTTAACATCTAAATAAGTTTCTAAATTAATATATGATATAAAATTTTTTAAATTTTCTTTGTTAAAAATCAAAAAATGTAATCCAACTTCCCAAATTTTATCGTTTCTTTTAGATGGATATACATTATTAACTCTATTTGAATAAAACCCTTCAATTACATTTTCATCAATTTTAATATCATATATCATATGATAAAATTGATTATAATCTAACCCTAATGCAATTTGACTTAATTGTTTAATTTGTGTCAATCCTGCAAATCCATAATCCGCAAGTGTTTTTGTCATCGTATATTTAACTTCATTAACATTTAACACTCTCCATACATACATCGCTTTTGTTGGCCAATCCAAAATTGGATTATCTTTTGTAATTAAAAAATAATCACATTGTTTTGTCAGGTACTCAGGTAAATTAAATGGTGATATAACAATAACATCTAAGTTATGATTCTTAATTATTTTTATATTCTTCTCAAGAGCATCTATTTTTTCAGAAGTGTCACAGAATGTACTAATTAAAGCAACTTTTTTCATTATTTAAAAATCTTATTTACCCAATATTTTATGAAATTATCAACAGTTTTATTATCAATAATTTCAAATTGTTCAATATAACCTCTAACTAAAGGTAATGTTTGTTCAGCCCAATGTAAATCATCCCAACCATATGCAACACCAAATTGTTGTAAATGATTATTTAATCTAAATTCAGTTGGTGTCATTTCATTCCATTGATTTAAGTCTGTATTTGCATTTGGAGTATTTTCATACGGAGTTCCTGGATTTAAAATAACTGTTTTACACCCGCAAAGAGTTGCCATTATACTATGATAACTAGCTTGATCATAAGTTAAAAAATATTCATATTGATTAAACATATTTCGTATATAATCATATGGATTATTCCCATTTAAGCTCCCTTGATTATACCAATTAGTTAAATCAAATGATTTTAAATCTTCAAAAATTTTTTCAGCACCATTTGGTATATTTTTTTTTAATATATGACAAAAAGCCTTTCTTTTACCAGTATTAGTTACATATAAAGAATCTAAATTATAGTCAAAAACTTTTAATTGATTAGGAGGTACTAATTTAAATGTTTTAAAATTTTGGAAATTAAAATAAACATCGTCGTTACCATAAGTTTCTTCAACAACTTTTGTTGTATGATATAATATCCATCTAGTTACGTGAGTTGTATTAAATGGATTACCATTTGTTATTTCAGGATAAATTGAAATAGTATTTTTTATTGGAAAATTAAAGGCTTCCCATTTATAAATAGGTAAGATATTTCCATTTTCCGCAATTGTAAATTCTGATTTAATAATATTAATATTCGGATGTGGATATGCTGGATTACAGAAAATATAAACATTATGTCCTTTTTCGGCCAATTTGTAAGCCAATTTATGTAATACTAAAATACCTCCATTAAACATTTTATCCAATGGGTAAAATAAACTAATAACAAAATTTAATTTTCCTTCTTCGTATAATAAATTCATATGTTCAACTATTTTTTTCCTTTTTTCATTATTTTGCAAGGTATACCCATTACTACTTTAAATTCTTTATCATTTTTAGTAATTGAACTTAATGATTTTATATTAATACTTCATTAAAGCAATTTGTTTTCCCAATATTCAATAAAATTTAAAATTGTCTGTTTATCTTTTTGCTCTAATTGTAATAAATTATCCCTAACAAGTCCAATCGTATCATTTGCCCATTTAATGTCGTCAAAACCATAAGCAACACCACACATTCGAGTTTGATTATTTTCCCTATATTCTATAGGTAAAAGTTTTTTATCAGGATTTAATATAATACTTTTAGCCCCGCATAATGCTGCTGCGGTTGCTAAATAGGATTTATCGTCAAATGTCATCACATATTCATATTTGTTAAACTCATCTAACAAATAATCCAAACTTTTATCTCCATCTCCATTAAAATATGGTATTCTATATGAACCAAATTGTTGTAAAAAATCTAATCCCCACTTTGGAGTATTCTTATGTATAATGTGAGCGAAACCTTTTCTATTTGGATTATTTGTATTATAAAACTTATCAAACTTATAATCATAAACAGTTAACTTATTTTGTTTTGTACCTTCAGGTACTTTGAATGTTTCAAAATTACAAACATATTCGTCATTACTGAATGAATCCCATACTGCGGGCTCATAATCATGTAATACATACCTTACATTATGTATAGTATTCATTGGGTTACCCCAAGTTATTTGAGTATATATTGAAATAGTCCTTGAAGGGTTATATCCACATTGTGTGAAATTAAAATTATGAATCCCTTTCTCGTCTGTAGTTTTCTTTTCAACCGGTATTACCTCAATATTCGGATGTGGAGAAAGTGGATTATTAAAAGTATAAACATAGTGTCCATATGATGCTAATTCATACGCTAATTTATGTAAAACTAATGATGCTCCTTTATGTTCATATCCAATTGAAGCTAAAGTGTCAACTATAAAAGTTAATTTATTTGGGTTTGATTTTAGTATCATTTATTTTTTTTTAATTTTGCAGGTACTCCAACATATTCTTTCATATTCAAAAAATATTAGAATTATTCTGTATTATAGAACACTCGGGAATTACAATATTCATATAAATTGTTGACCCCATACCAATTAATGAATATTTTTCCACAAGGACACCTCCTGCAAGAATAGCTCCAGGAGCGATAAAACAACCACTAGAAATTTTACAATGATGTGAAACAGTTGCATTAGAATTAATAATTACATTTTTCTCTAAGTCAACCCTTGGGCCTATAACAGCTCCTTGTAAAATTTGAATTCCGCTGCATTCAGGAATATTCGTAAAACTAGAAATACTGGCTGAAGAAGAAATTAAATTAGGTAAATTAAATCCTTGATTTAATAGATTATTAAAAATTTCATTTTTTTTCTTTAAATTTTGGAGTAATCCAAATCCTATAACAACATTGCTTAGACCATCATTTTTCATTAGAAATAAATCATCGATTGTTGACCCGATAATATTTTCTCTAAATTCCTCATGGAATTCGTTTGCAATAAAACCTCTAAATCTATACTCGGAATTTAAAATTATTTCCAAGCATTGTAGTGCATGACCTCCCGCCCCAAAAATTACAATATCATTTTTTTCAAAGCTTAGACTTCCAAGAGAATATTTATGGTCAATATTTAAATAGTCTAATACATCAGCTTCTGAAATAAAATCTTTATTATTAAAATGATTGGTTAATTCAACAATATCAACTCCTTTATCATTTATAATTTTTTCAGCCTTTTTAGATATTTTACTTTCTGAAAAACTAATTGAAGTGTTGATTTTTTTTTCAGCCGATTTGATGGCGTCTTCTAATTTTTCAAACAATTCGAATGCGATTTCACCAGTATTAATTACGTTTTCAGCTTGAATATTAAAATTTATAAATCCTCTATTTTCTGTATGAACTTCAAAATTTGCCTTTGATGTTTCGTAATCAAATATCAAATCTCCTATTTCTACAAATTTAAAATTACTAACATATATGTCCCCAATTTTAACAGAAGAATCGCTAGCATTGTCTTTTGGAATTAAGAATTTAAAATTGCCCATTTTATTATTTTTGTTTTTGATGGTAATACTTGATTTTCATATTTTACGGAAGCTGGTATAATCCAATCATTACCCATTATTTCAATATTTTTATTTACTAATTGACTCTTCAAGATAAATGCAAAATGAGACGCCCATGATACCTTTGTTTTGGATTCAGTTAAAATTAAAATATTTTTATACTGATTTATTACATTTAATATTTCTGTAGATAGTTTAAAATTATTTAAATCTGAAAAACATAAACAATCTACACCGATTTCATTTTCGATTAACAAATCCTCAGATGCCTGTTCAACTAAGGTAATCATTTGTCCATATGTTATTACTAACAAATTAGAGGTTAAATACTTACTTTTAAAATAAACAACAGGGAAAAAAGAAGTTGAAGTTATTAATTCGTAGAAAAATATGTTAGAAGGTTTAGAGTTTTCGGTGTATAAAATTTTATTTTCTAATAATAATGCCGAGGTATTCGAATGTTGAATGAATTTGTAATAGGAATTCGGAGATATATATTTATTCATTGCAAACACATTAAAATTCGGAATGCCTAAAAATAAATTCTCAATGCATTGACTATGTGTTGGCCCATATCCTCTGTACCCTCCTATTGGAGTCCTAATTATGACTTTAGGAAAATGTTTTTTCCCTAACATTTCTTTAAATTTTGAAATATGTTGTAATACTTGGTCAACTGTTAGAGTTAAAAAATCCGCGAACATTATTTCACAAATAGTCCAGTTATTAATCAGACTATATCCAGTACTAAAACCAACAATTTCCTGTTCAGATATTGGAAAATTTATTACCCTACTTTCATATTTTGAAGATAGTCCCAATGTTACACGGAAAGCTCCGCCATAAGGTTCCGAATTACAAGGATATAATGTTGTATCTCTGATATCCTCACCGATAATTAATGAATCACTGTTAGAATCCATAAATTCTATTAATGATTCATTAATTTGAACATTATACCTTTTATCTGAGGTGTTCAAATCTATACTTTCTTCAAAATCTATATTTTCACTTATATGGCCCTCAAATACATATGCAGAATCATCTGAAGCTAATTTTATCGCTTCATCAATTAATTGATTTTGTTTATTTAATAATTGATTTTGATTAATATCTTGTGATAAAATATTTTCAAAAGGGTCTTTTAACGAAAGTGATGATATAAAATTTTTATCCCTATTATCATCCCCCTTTGAATGACTCATCAATCTATTTGATTGAATGTGTATGAATTGAGGTTCAAAACTTCTGGCTAAATGTACAATTTCTTTAATATCATTAATAGAATTGTACATATTTCTAATATAATTATAGTTTATCCCAAAACCTTCTATTCTAGTTTTAATATTTCCACTTAAAGTTACATCTTTGGGGGTGCTCTGAGCTATACCATTATCTTCCAAAATAAAAATTATAGGTAATTTAAAAAGACCAGAGATGTTTAACGCTTCATATAAAACTCCCTGACCAAGTGTCCCATCTCCAATAAAGATAAAAACGCAATTAGAAACAATGTTTTTTGTAGATTTTGAAGCTAAATATTTTAAACCATACGCCATACCAGTAGCAATAGGAGACATACCTCCTTGTATACCATTTGATAGAAAATATTGAGAACTTAAATGTTGGCTCCCACCTATACCATTACTGCAACCATCATTTCTTCCTAAAATTTCTTTTAAAATAGGTTCATAATCAAAATTATTAAACGCTAAATAATGCCCATGACCTCGATGGTTACTAATAACATAATCTCCATCTAATTTAAACTTTGAAATGACTACTGGATTAATTTCTTGTCCTATACAAGTATGAACTGTTCCCCCCAACATACCCTTTTGATATAGATACAATAACGTTTTCTCAAAGGCTCTAATCGTTAAAACTTCACTAATAATATCTTTGATATCTGATATGGTTTTCATATTTTTTCTGTTAGGTGATTGCAAGTTAAGCAATGTATTAAAAATAAATTTAAATTTTTATTTTTTTTATTTTTTATATATTTCAAATTTTGATAAATCAGGATAAGGTAATTCCAAATCCTCATTTTGTTTTTTAGTTCCATCTAAATTATAGAATTGAGTCATCATTAATAATCCTCTTGCTGCAAGTTCTGGCATCATATAGAAATTCCATCCCAACATATCAAAGTTATCATCATGATAAGAACATTCTCTTCTTCCACTGAATCTGGCTTTTTTGAACCATAACATTGCTTGATAGTCGTCGGTTATAATTGCGCCACCCTTACTAAGCTTTAAGGTCTTATATGGTCCTGTAAATGATAAACACATATGAGTACCTGTCGGATACATATCCGCCGTGAATCTCAATGCGGAATCAATTACATTGGATGGTGATAATGTGTATGCCCCTTTAATTGTTCTTCCTTCAACAGGTGTAAAATTAACCTTGAGTCCTGCATGAATTATCTCACACGGAACTGATGGATATGTTTTTGACGGACAATCTACTGTATCCCCTGTTAATGATTTTTTAACATTTTTCTCATAATACAACGCCAAGAATAAAGCGTTACTCATATTATCAAGTGCAACCGCGTATGGTGCTCCCGTATAGTCGCATAACGCTTTTTCAAAGTCTTCGGTAATTTTATGAACTCCGTTAGCCATAATTATTTTATTTATAATTGAATTATACACAAATATTTTTATATTTCAATCAAATATCTAACAATGATTAAAATTTATGCCCATGGTTCGTATGTTGGAAATACAGGGTACAACCAACATACGAGAGATTTTTTCAGACACCTATCAAAACACACAAAAATAAAATTAAGAAATTTTACTATAGGTAATAGTTGGAAAGGTTATAATTTAACCCCTCACGATGGTGAGTCTTATTTTAACGATACAGATAAAGAAATACTTTACGAACAGATACTTTGGGATAATAAAGGAGAGGGTAAAAGAACTGATTATAAGATTTATCCTCACGAATCAAAAGATTTTGTGCAAGATTTAAACATTGTCCTTTGTGAAACAAATCATCACATTTTCTATGATGAATATCAAGGACCAAAAATTGGTTATAATGTATGGGAATCCACTCTACAACCACAAAATTATTTTAACAAATTATTAGAATTCGATGAACTATGGGTTCCATCAAAATGGCAAAGGGATTGTACAATTGCTCAAGGATATCCTGAGGACAAAATAAAAGTCGTTCCTGAAGGTGTTGATGTTAATACATTCTATCCAGACGATACCGTTACCCATCCACTAACAAAAGATAAGTTTACATTTTTTCTTGCGGGAAGATGGGATTATAGAAAATCAATCAAAGAAATTATTGAAACATTCATTAAAACATTTGATAAAAATGAACCAGTTGAATTAATTGTTTCTGTTGATAATCCATTCTCAAACGATGGATTAAAGACAACTGAAGAAAGATTAAAACATTTCGGATTAGAAGATAATAGAATTAAGATCCTTCATTTTCCGCCAAGGGAGGAGTACATTAGATTATTGAAGTCTTGTAGTGTATTTGTTTCTTGTGCAAGATCCGAGGGTTGGAACTTACCTCTTATTGAAGCTATGGCTTGTGGTACTCCATCCATTTATTCAAACTGTTCAGGTCAATTAGAATTTGCGGAAGGTAACGGTATACCTGTTAGGATATCACACGAATTACCTGTAAGTGCCAGCACATACAACCATTTCAACGAGAATGTTGGAAACTATTATGAGCCCGATTTTAATGATTTGGGCGAAAAGATGTTTTCGGTTTATGGTGATTATGAAAAATATAAAACATTATCATTAGTAGAATCAGAACAGATTAGACAAGAGTTTAATTGGGAACGCATTGCTGAAATAGGGCTAGAAACAGTCAATGATTTCTTAGAAAGAAAACCTTGGTTAGATAGACCAATAAAAGAAAATAGAGTTATTATCAATTACTTAGATGGCCCAAGAGTTGAAGTTTTAGGTGATGACAAAAAAGAATACTTTGTTGAATTCATTAATGGTGATAACAATCAAGTAATTCATTCTCAAACCATTACCAATAACATGTGGACTGCCAGTTCCAAAAAATATTACATCCCTTGGATTATAAAAATTAACGGGGAAATTGTCGATAGATTTACTTTGGAAAATAAAACTGTTCTAATTTCTTTTGAAACAAAAGCCGTCGGTGATACATTAGCATGGGCTCCATACGCTATTGAATTAATGAATCAGAAAAAATGTAAGGTCATTTTAAGTACATTCCATAATGAATGGTTTGAAGGTTCAAATGACTATAAAGACATTTCATTCATAAAACCTGGTAAGTCAGTTAATTGTGATGTGGTTTATAGATTAGGTTGGTTTAAAGATGATGACCAAACTTGGAGAAAGTTTGACAATTACCCAACTCAAATCAATTTAATTCCTTTACAACAAACCGCGACAGATATTTTAGGTTTAAAGTATACCGAGATAAACTATAGTTTAAACTTTACACCTAAAGCAAGACCAATAAAAAAGAAATATGTTGTTTTTGGCCCTCAATCAACTGCTGGTTGTAAAGAATGGGTTTTTGAAAATTGGGTAGCTCTTTCAAAAATGTTAAAAGACTTAGGATATGAAGTTGTGATTTTATCGTTAAAGAAATATAATATTGATGGTGTCATACATAATCATAATAAAGACTGGTCTGAAGTTATGAATATTCTATTCCACTCAGATTTCTTTGTAGGATTGAGCTCGGGATTATCTTGGATGAATTGGGCTCTAGGTAAAAAAACAGTTATGATTGCAGGATTTAGTGAAAACAATCATGAGTTTTCATATAACATGACAAGAGTTTCAAATAATATTTGTATTAAATGTTGGAATGATCCTGTTTTAACATTTGACCCTGGTGATTGGGATTGGTGTCCAGTTTATAAAGGAACTGAAAGACAACACATCTGCCAAAAATCCATTACACCCGAAATGGTTATAAACAAAATAAAAAATTTATTATAACGAAGTCATGATATACATTGACAATAGAGACTAAATCAAATTATTAAACACCACGTATCATTTACCCATTATAACTTTGAATTTGGATTATATTGGTGTTTGTTGTCTTTATACCACTCAATGGTTTCTTTAAGAGCTTGCTTCAAATCTCTTTTTGGTTTCCACCCCAAATCATTAATTTTTTTTGAAGATAATAAACGAATTGGAATCATTGGAGCCTTATTATTTACATATTCGATCGGATTAGTATTGCCATCCAGCTCCTTAATCGTTTCAAGGATTTCATTTACAGTAAATCCTTCACCGTAGCAAACATTAAATATATCATATGTCTCATTATTTTCGGCGACAAAGATAAAACCATCTGCCATATCTTCTACGTGAAGTAAATCCCTTACCTCAGTTCCGTCTCCCCAAACTGGTATTGGGTTTAGACCATCAGCAACTTTACGAATGTTTGCCGGAGTAACGTGACATTTTTCATAATCAAATTTATCATTAGGACCGAACGCGTTGGAGGGTCTAACAATTAAACATTGCATAGGTTCGTGGATTTGATTTGAAAAGAAATCACATAACAACTCACCATATCGTTTCATACCACCTACCGCTTTGTAAACTGGTAATAACTGAGTTGAGTGTACATCTACGTCTTCGGTACAAAAATTAATACCCATATCTGGATAAGTTGTATTTGATGAAATGAATAAGAATTTACGAACTTTGTTTTTCCAACTCTGTTCCATAAGGTTTACATTCATTTCCACATTTGGTGTAACGTGTAATAATGGGTTGAATTTAGTATCTAACGCATTTGATGTATTTGCGGCACAATGAAAAACTACATCTACATCTTTACTGATTAATTGACAGAATTCTGCTGTTTGTAAATCTCCTTTAATATGTTCCACTTCCGATGTTCCTTCAAAATCATTTCTCAAATCTCTTGAAAATGAAGTAGATCTTAAATTTTTGTAACCTTTTTCCCAAAGTAATCTTAATAGGTGAGAACCAATAAATCCACTTGCACCCGTAACTAAAATCTTATCTGTTTTTTTCATAACTTATTTTTTATACTCATTTAAATAATAATCTATTGTTTCTTTTAATCCTTCTTTAAGAGATACTTTTTGTTTTATACCAAAAGATTCTGCCCTTTCAGTACTCATTAATCTTTTTGCATCTCCGTTTGGTTTAGACGGGTCCCACTCAATATCAACTTTCACTCCATACATTTCTTCATAGATTTCTACAAGGGTCTCTGCGAGCTCTTTAATGGTTACTCCCGTTCCACTACCTAAATTAATTGGTTGAGTTAATTTCTGCTCATACACAGAAATAATGCCGTCGGCAACATCTCCCGCATAGATAAAATCTCTAATAGGTGAACCATCCCCCCAACATACTAATGGGTGTTCTTTTTCACCAAATAATCTTTTAATTAATGATGCGACGACTGTCGATTCCGAACCGAAGTTATCGTGTCTACCATATATGTTTGCTGGCCTGACAATTGATGATTTATTCCAATCATACGATACTGAATATACTTCTGATTGAAGTTCACCTAATCTCTTTGCCCAACCTGCGTATTTATCTTTTTCAGATGGGAATGTTTTCCACACATCATCTTCATAAAATACTTCTGCCGGTTGATACACACCCACGGTCGATGTATACACATACCACTCAACATCTTCTAAACGTGCCGCTTCCATCATATTGGTATTAAATTGTAACATCGGTACAAAATAATCTGCAGGTTGTTCTGCTGCTCGTTTTGGTGAACCTTTTACTCCCGCAATATGAAAAATAATCTCTTGGTCTTTAGCAACCAATTTACAAGAGTAAAATTCTCGTAAATCAGCCTTAATAAACTGATAATTACCATCTCTATACTTTTCAACTTGATTTATTGGTTCGTGGATATCGACTGCAGTGACCAATGCACCTCTATCGATACATTTTTGAACCATGTAATTACCAACCAATCCGTTGGCTCCTGTTATTAAAACCTTTTTACCATTCATATTTTTTTAATCATTTTCAAATCCTACAAGATAATTCCATAACCGAATGGAAATCCATTCCTGTATTTTGATGATAAATCTTGTATTAAAATTGTATATGTTTTTATTAATTCTACAATACCATCATCTAAACTCCAATCAGGTGACCAACCAGTAGATTCTATTTTTGCATTTAAAACTAAATAATCTCGTTTGTCAGGATCTTGATAAAAATCAGAATATGTAATTACCAAATCAGGAACAAATTCTTTAATTTTTTCTACCAATTGGTCTTTGGTTAAATTACTGGATGATAACCCCACATTAAATGCTTCTCCTTGAAATTTTTCATAATTTTCTATCATATATTGAAATGTTTTTGCAACATCTCTGATATGAATGTAATTTCTTCTAAAGTTTTTCTCAAAAATAGTGATGTACTTATCGGTTAATGCTTTATAAACAAATTCATTTACCAACAAATCCATCCTCATTCGTGGAGACGATCCAAAAACGGTAGCAAGTCTTAGTGAAATACCATTGACTGACAGTACTTCTTTCTCAGCATTAACTTTGGTTATTCCATAGTGGGAAATTGGATTAAGTGGACTTTCTTCAGTACACTCACCATTCTCTGCAATACCATACCCACTATTTGTATTTGGATATATTACTTTTATATTAGTACCACGAACTAAATCACAAATGTTTTTTACCTGAGTGTAATTTACTGCAGTTGCTAATTCTCGGTCCTTATCACACGCAGGGAATCCTACGATTGCTGCGAGTGGAATAATCACATTGAATGTTGGTACAAGTTTTTCCAACAAATTAATATCCCTAACATCTCCATAAATAAAATTAAAATTCTTATTATAAGAATAATAAATTAAGGATGTTTGATTATACATTAAATTATCTAATACAGTTACTTCATAACCACTATTTAATAATTTATCAACTAAAACCGAACCTATATATCCTGATCCACCAGTAATTAAAACTTTTTTCATACTAATTCTTTATTTTCGTTATTCAATAATTTTTGTGAGTAAACTTTAAATTAATGTTTTTTTATTAAAATCACATTGAAGGAGTTTGAATAAATTTTCAATTTCATTAGTCTTAAAAAAATTTAAGTAGTTGTGAATTACTACATCTTGTATCTTATTTTTTAATTCTTTTAATTCATTCAAATTTAATTCAGATATTGTTTCAATTACTTTTACTATTTTAGTAAATCTTTTACTTAAATCAAGTTCAGAATCGTAACTCTCATCCCACCAATTATTAAATGTTTTATATCCCAATTCATGTAGTTTATTTAAAGTGAAGGGGTTTCCAAATATAATAAAAGGTTGACACAGATAAATTGGTTTATATGTTTTTTCAGATATAAAAATTGAATCACTATCATATAGAGTTTCAGTGACTATATTTAAAAAACTTTTCAAATGTGCATCAACATTTAGTCGTGCACCTCCACCTATTTTTTGATTATCCCAACTTGGAACATCATAATAATAGTTTTTATCAATACCTCGTAATGTTGTAATAGATTTATTTTTAAATTTTGAATTAGTAGTTAATTTGTTAAACATTAATAATCTGTTTTCTCTGGGTATACCATTAAAACACAAAAAATGAAATTCAAAATTAGTGTTTAAAAATTTCTCATATTCGGTTTGATATAATTTTACTTTTATGGAATCTAATTTGGATAGTGGTAAAAAGTTTATATGGTTACCAAAATAATTGTAATTGATTATAGTAAAATTATTATTTGAAAATTGAATTAGATTTGAGGTAATGATAATAACATCTTCTTTAAAAAAATTATATTTCTGACATAAATTATTTATCCATCTCAAAATGTTATTATCAAAATATCCTTCCAATAGATAAGCAAAAACAATTTTACATTTTTTTAATTTAATTGATTTTAATATCTTATCATCCAAATCAATTGTAGTATAATTGTCAAATAACTTATTATCAAATAAAACTACCGGATAAATAAAATTTACATTATTGTTTATAAAATTATCAATCGTGTTTTCTTTAAAAGTACCAAGAGTATTATCTAATAAAGTTGTTATATTTGTTTTACTTTGAATATTCCAATCCGGTTCAATATTATATCTGAATAAATTTGGAAGATGTATATTATCGTATCCAACATTTATCATTATGTTTTTTAAATCACTCATATAATATCTTTTGTAATATATTTTTTATAAAAAATATCAGCTAATAATTTGTGTGAATGAAATGATAAATGTTTATCTACAATCTCTCCGTTAGTTTCATCATATATTGTTTCAAGACCTCTTAAATCAGTTTGGACATCCCATAGAGCTACTAATTTACATCCTTTAGAAATCAATAAATTTTTAATCCACTCCATTCTTTTTCTATGTCTATTTTTATATAAAATATTATCTGCAAAATAGTATTGAAAATTTATTATTGTTTCGAATTGAGTTTCAGTTAATTTGGTTTCGGTTTTATTCTCTGCAAAATTATGAACTATTGATTGTAATCCATTATTTATTGGAACATCAAACCTGTGTGAATGGGTAACCCCAATAAACACATAATCATCCTTTTTTATTTCTTCCCACTTTCCAATTATAGTGTCTATGATTGTATCGTTTGAACTTCCATTTTTTCCAAAGTTTTTTAAATTAGTATCAAAAAGTTCACTTAACCACTCAGGCCATATTTTATTTCCTGATTTATAGTATTTTTTATAATATTCATCAGTAGGATAACACCCATAACCAGCTGTATTACTATCTCCAAATGTCCATAATGTGGGTTTCATTTTAGTGTTCTTTATATCCAATATGTTCAACTAACTCAAATACAATTGTATTCCAATCTTCTATTTCAACTTCAATCGAATTATATTTTTCTAACATAGTACCACTAACTTTTCTATAAAACCAAGTTGGTACATACTTGGGTCTTGGTATTTGTTTAGTAACATAAAGGTTATAACCAAAGCAAACATCACTACTTGTTTCTTTAAACCAAACATATCCTATTGGGTTATCATTTAATTTTAATAAAAACAAATATTGACCAAAATTTATTCTATTCTTACACTCATCTATGTCAAACATCCCATCCCATTTATATTCTGAATTAAAGGAATCGATTAAGAATTGAATATCGGAAATATAATTTTGGATATCTACTATATGATGTATAGTTAATTCTTCTTTTATAAAAGTATCTGTATGTAAGATGTAGTTTTTCATCAGAATAGTGTTTTTGTACTTTTTACTTCATCGTAAGGTAAATAAATTGAATCATATTTTTCTTTGAATTCATCATTGAGTATTAGTTTAGACTCAAAATGTTGACTACTATTCATATCAATTAATTTAAAATCCATATTTAACTTATTTGACACCCACTCTTCTAACTTATATAACTCATTGAAGTCAAACCATATTATATCGGGGTCATGATTATGCCATCTCGAATATGGATATATCAAAATTCTTAACATTTGTTTTTCAACTTCATGAACCGTTAACTTATGGGTTTTTATAAAAATTTCAATAACTTCTTCTACACTTTCTACTGACTGTAAATCCTTTGTTTTATAGAAAAATAATTCATCAATAGTAAGATTTGATAATTTATTAACCGCATCTAAATTATTAAATCCATCAAACTTTTTTAATAGGTGCTTCCATAAGGATATAAATCTTTCATATTTATTTCTTCTAACAGATATGATATCATAATAATATCCAAATTTTTCTTTCAATACACCTATAGATTCATGGTTATGAACAAATTCGTTTTCAAAGTTTTGAAAAAATATTTGATTTATATTATCATATGGACTATGAATAATTTGATTATTCATATTGTAATCATTATTATAATGTTTAATATTTAAATTTTGTTTTATACACGATGCCATAAACGCAGTTGATGCACAACGTGGTAATGATACATAAATAAATTTATTTTCTACTAACATTATTATATTTAAAAAAGTGTTTTTACATTTTTTATTTCATCGTATGGTAAATAAATAGAATTATATTTTTCCTTAAATTCATCATTAAGTCGTAAGTTGGATTGAAAATGTTTACTACTATTCAACTTAATTAATTTAAAATTCATATCTAATTTTTTAGATACCCACTCTTCTAATTTGTATAATTCATTAAAATCAAACCATATTATATTTGGGTCATGATTATGCCATCTCGAATATGGAGTTATAAGAACATGAAGTATTTCCTTCGATCCCTCTGTGATGTTATATAATTTATAAGCCTTTACAAAAATTTCAACTTGTTCTTTAATGGAATCGGATGTTTGTAAATCATTTGTTTTATAAAAAAAAATATCATTCATAGTTAGATTTAAACATTTTTCAAATGTATTAGTATCATTTGTAACATACAACCAATTTAAAAAGTGTCCCCATAATGAAACAAACCTTTCATATTTATCCCGTTTAACAGAAATAACATCATATGAATCACCAAATTTATCTCGTAAATCACTTATTGGCTCATGTCCATGCTCAAATGGAAAAATTTTAAAATGGGTGAAATCTACTTTAGTTACATCTATATTATATTTTTTATTTTGGGTTTCAATATCATATTTTTTTTTAAAATGATGTATCTTCAGATCTTGGTTCATACACGATGCCGTAAAGGACGAAGACGCGCAACGTGGTAATGATAGATAAATAAATTTATTTTCTACTAACATTTAAATTATTGATTTTATACTTGTTTCTATTACACCAACATTACCGGAGACTGAAATTCTTTCGACCCCTTCTGTGTAAAATGGTGATACATAATGAATTAAATATGATGGAAATATAATCATTTCTCCTTTTGTAGGTAAATGTTGAATCACAGCCTGTGGTGATAATAATTTATTTACAAATTCAGTTTGAGGAATTATTTCCAGTTGTGTGTTATTTCCATAAAAAAAAGATATTGTACCTGGTCGATATGATAGTTCACTAAATGGTTGTTCATTTATTATTTCTTTTGGGAAATCTAGATAAATAACAAATGATATTGTTCCATCGGAATGCCTGTGTGGAGGATTATATTCGGAAGCTTTTTGTCTATTAATCCATAAACTATTTAATGTTGTTTTATAGTTTTTACACTCAATACCTCTTTCAACTTTAATCCATTCAATATATTCTTTAATTTTTGCTAATATGTCAGGCTCAAATTTGTTTTTTAATAATTCAGAATAGATTTTTTCGTCTTCAATATGACCAGCTAGTTTCGATCTACCATCATTTCTTTGTTTCAACCCCTCTAACAACAAATCTGTTCTAAATTTTTCAGAAATAGTGGTGATTAATACAGGAGGTCCAAATTTTAATTCTCTCATAATAAGCTATACGTTTTTTATAAAATTATATTAATGTTTTTTAAATGTTGTATCTTTATATCTTGGTTCATACACGATGTCATAAAGTACGAAAACTCACAACGTGGTAATGATACACAAATAAATTTATTTTCTACTAACATTATAACATAGATTGTTTAATTATTTTATTTGGCCAAACATTCAATGAATATCTAGTTCCCTTTATCACCTCATCAACTGAATGAACTATATTTGAATCAAATATCAATACACTTCCTGTTTTTTTAGGTATGGTATGATTGGTTCTATCTGTAATATATTTAACATCCCCACCATCATATTCATCGTTAAGTTGAATAATAAATGTGATTGTTGCGCCATTTAAAATTTCATGATTGTCTGAATGCCACTCTAAAAAATCTCCTTCACCATATCTATTAAATGAATATTTCGGTACTTTAGTATAATATAAACCTTTAAATGGATTTAGGTTATTGGATAATTCAATAATCCTATTTGTAATATTTTTCAATAGTTCATTTTCCAATAAATCATTATAAAAATAACAACCCATTCTTTTATTACCACTATAACTTACATTCTCTTCAATTAGTTTACCATTTATTATTCGTGATGATTTCATTTGGATTATACCTACTGACTCCCCTAAAAGAATTATTTGTTTACACTCTTCCTGTGTTAAAAAATTTTCAATGTATTTGGTAAACATTATATTATAGTTTTAAAGTTTTTAATAAATTCAAAACCAACATTACCTGCAATAACTATTCTATCTAATGTTGAGTTGGGGGCATTATTTGGTAAGTGTGGCATATCTGCGGGCATTATAATCAAATCATCTTCTTCCGGTTTTACCCAATATGTTATATCATTCTTTGATTTAAAGTATAAAACACCATCCTCTCCATTCATTACATCGGGCATTTGAACATAATAAACGTATGTATAATGTGGAAAAAATGATTTATTAATTTTATTAAGTTCAGTATGTACATGATAACTCAACTCTCCTCCTAAGTCTCTATCTACATATGTCTTTTGTATTGGATTTTCTGATCTAACTATGTTAATCCAAGATTCTACATTTAATTTATTATACTCATTACTTTCAATATATATTTCCTTACAATAATTGGTACTTAATTCAATTATTTCATCTAACAGAGGTTGTTTTTCACAATTTGCTCTATCCAACACTTTATCATTTTCCATTTTTAGATATCCAAAACCGTCGGTGATATTACCGATGTGGGATTTTATAACATGTTTTGCTTGTTTAATTATTTCATTTTTATTATCAAATAAATTAAGTTTTGTTTTCCATATAAATGTTGTATCATCAAAATATAGTTTTTCCATATTATATAATGTTTTTGTATATAGTATTTTTTTCTATAATAAAGTTATTATTAATTATTTTTTTTAAAAATGAATTTTCACAGTTAATAAAACTCATTAATTTATTATGTGTATTATTGCTCCAATTAATACACATTTGTCTATTAGTTTCATAATTTTTCATAAATTCCTCCACCAATAAAACAAATTTTTCAGGATTACCATTTGCTTTTTTTATTTCATTATAAAAAGGATGTGGAGGTGTATCCAATATTTCGGATACCACATCTAATGGATATTGATGTGTTGATATAAAAGGAATATTAGCCAGTAAGAATCCATACGTTTTTTCAGATAAATAGTTTGATGTAAAATCACCTTCTTTCCAATCCCAAGTTTCAGACAATATATGCATTTTAGACATAGGAAGAATTCTCATCAAATAGTCTAAATAGTGTTCTATATTTTCAATCCAAGATATATCATCAAAATCATCTCCTTTATTAATATTGTAGTTGATATTTTTTTCTAATTGTTTAGAATAAAGGCCAAATTCTTTGTTAACACAATTATCTACTCTTGACAGGTATATTCTATCATTATTTAGTTTTGCCAATCCATTTATGATATTGGTTCTATTTCTCTTATGATATCTCATAGAAAAACACAAATCATAAGGTTGGGTTAATTTACTAAATATATTTTTAAATTCATAATACCAACGAATTGATAATAATTCATTCCATTGGTGTATGGTATTAGTCAAACAAAAAAAGTGATTTGGATATTTGGGTTTTACAAACTGATTAAAAATTACATTATCTGATATTATAAAATGATTTTTTAATCTATCTATTTGAACTTCCAAATTCATTACATTTGGATAATTAATACCATCATATTTAACGATAGATTTTTCAGTTCGTAATAAAAAAATAAACCAATTACTTTTATTTTCCAAAGTATTGGCAATCCATTTCATTATTGGAATATCATTAATACCAAATTCGGCTCCCCATTTTCCACGATGTGATGTATCACCTTCTTTACGATTTACACAATCGATATTTTTTAACTTATCATCTTCATTTATCTGTTCTAAACAAGTTAAAAAATCTAATATATGAGTTCCATCGGTATTATCATTTATAATAGGATTGAATACTAATTCTAAATCACACTCTTCATATCTACAAAAAATAGAACCAATGTTATTAGTTAGTTCATATCTTCTATTAGTTGTTTTATGAAACAATTTATAAAAAAGAGAAATTGAATAAAAATGATGAATATAAAATTTCATTAAAAATAATAACTAATTTTAATACTAAATTATTTTATTTTTTCTAATTTCCCAATATGTTTGCCAGTATTTAGACCCATAATCATGACATAATTCATCACCTGATTCAATTTCCTTTAATGAATAAAATTCAATAAATTTATCATCTTTTACTTTCCAATTGATATTAGGAGAATCTGAATGATTATAAATAGCACCATATCCCAAGGGAAAGATTCTTTTGGTTGTATGTTCATCAATTTGAAATAAATAATCTAATAATGGGTTGATATTAGAATTATAAATTGGTAAAAAATAACAAGTTTCAACTATATCACCTATATTAATTTTTTCCAATGTAAATACACCAAACCCCTTTACATCATCTATATATCTGATTTCTAATTTAATTTTATTAAAAATTTTCATTTATTGAAAAATTCTATCATATAATTTTTTTATTATTAACTTCAAATCTTTTTTCAAAATTATCAAAAACCCAATTTTTAAATTCAGTATTATTTTCTATATTAGATTCATTTTTATTTGTGCTTCTATTTATTTTTTTTACTTTTATATTGACATTAAATTTGTCTTTCATAAATAAAGCGTATTCATCTAAATTTGAAATATCAAATTCATAGGTGCATTTCTTAGAATTTGTAAAAAAATTTTGTGGAAGTAAAGTACAAAAATTTTGATATGTATCATAATAAACATCACTAAACTTTAAATCTTCTTTAATTAATTTATTGTAAGTTTGAAACCATGATTTGTGTTTTAGTAATGATGTGTCAAATAAATTATTGATATTTTCTAAATTAAAAAATGAATATATAAAATTATTATCGATTTCTGAAATAGGAATTATTGGAGTATGTTTATTATAATTTATAATTGTAGAAAAAATAAATTCAATAGAAGATTTAAATCTATCACCAATTTCTCTTTTTATACAAAATGTTTCCTTATCACCAAATTCTACTTTTAGTTTCCCCATTTCAACATGCGGATGTGGTATTATATCACTACCAATCGATTCATTCATTTTTTTTATTGAATAGAAAGTAGAAGAATGATTTATTTTAAGATTAGAATTAATTAATGATTCCTCAATTGAATAACTTGCGTTTTTTGGGATACTAACCCAAATCAATTCATCATTTATCAATAAAGACATTTATAAAAAACTTTTTGATTTTTTTTGTGTATCGGTATATAAATTTGTATTTTCAACATCCAACCATTTATGTAAAGGACATGCATCGAATTTAGGTGAAAATATCTTTTTATGAATAGGACACCCGCACTCCGAACATTTAAACTCTACAAGAGTACCTTTGACCATCTTATCACAACCTGTACATATATCCAATCGTGCTTCTGCTAGTTTTAATTGAGCTTCAGATGGGTTATTAGCTATAATCCAAGATTCACCTATTTCCCTTACTTTATCAAACATATAACTAATTATTAATTATTATAAATGTTTTTCCTTTACCGCATCTACAAATGTATTAATTTTTTGTAAAAGAGCTGTTTTAACCGATGAACTGGTATTAATTCTCTGTCTTTTAAACAAATCAGTAAAATTTGTGTATGTTACATTTTTGTTAATTTCGGTTGCCATATTAATTTATTTTTTTAAATTCCACATCTATTTTATTATAATCTACTTCATATAAACCATCTATATTTAATGATAATGCGTTTTCAAAAGTGGTTCCAATCAATTCTTGAGCTATAACTCCTTGATATAATCCTTCTTCGTTTTTGTAATTATATTGATAAACATTTAATCCGAGTTCAGATACACCAATTAAAGTTAGATTTTCTTTATAGTTAATATCTGATGGTTTTTGGCTATTACAAAAACTACCAATGAAAAGGACCGCATCGCCAGGTGAGTAGGTAAACGATGCAGGAGCTTTTCCACCTACATATAGAGTTCTTGAACATGGACCTCCCAAACTATAGTCCCAAGGACAAGTAGTATAGCTATTACCACCGGTGCAAGTTGTCCATGCAATACAATATCCAGGGCCACTATTATATTGAACACTCCAATACCTACAATCGTAAGTGTAATTATGAGTAATTAGCCCATACCTATTTTGATTTTCAGTTTCTTCCATAGTTATGAACCAATCTATTTCTTCAAAATCTAAAGTATAAGCAGTAAATTTATCAAATCTAAAATTTACCTCAGTTATTTTAGTAGTAATTAATTGACTTATATTCGTGTCATATATGAAAACTTCGTCTCCAATTTTCAGAAGACCGTACTTTTCGAATTTAACGTTTTCTCCATCTTTCACCATTATTTTAGCGTGTCCTACATCACTAAATATTGTATTCGATTCAGTATTAAAGGTTACTAAAACTCCATAATAATCAGAAGTTACCGCCTCATGGGCTAGAAATGTCGAAGATAATTGATAATCATTTATTACCGAATCGTATGAGGTAGACCATCCATCTAAATCTTCCATAACATCATCATCAGGTATATTTGGAATATTTAGAGTTTTAACCTCATCCCCTAATTTTAAACTTGTTGCCAATTTAGTAGTACCGTTTGGTAATAATATTTTAGTGTTATCGGTAGCACTCAATTCGATGGCAACTTCGGAAGCAAATGTATAAAATTTTTGAAGATATCTCATCCGATCCCAAGGTTGGACTTGGTTAGTATCATCAAAATCTGCTGAAGATAGAAGTGGTAAAATTTTTGTTTTTTCTATAACTTGTAAGTTAATAATATCCAAATTTGAGCCATATAATAAATCTATACTTCTATATGTATTTAATCTACCATCAAATAAATCATCAGTGTTAAAAATATATTCTTGGATATATTCATCAACTTCCAAATTAGACTTTAAATCATTCAATTGTTCTAAAGTAGAAAGTTTAAATAATTTTGGATAAATTTTATTATCCGATGGTGTTACTCTTTTTTTAATACAATAATTAGGATGATTACCATTATCTCTTAATGTATCTCCAATACTATCTATACCGAATTCAGTATCATTAATATAACATTTTGGAATAGAATTGTTATCGGCATCATACATTAATCTTAAAAATCCCCAATTATCTCTTGTGTAGTTATCATCTATCAATGCAGTTGTATCAAATGATAATCGTATAATTAGTTTATCTTCTGCATCTTCTACAAAAGGAATTGTAGTAGAAGTGGCATCTGTGCTTATAGTTATTAATTCTATATTACTTTCAGATAAAAATGATTTTAAATATTGATCAAAAGTAAAATTGAAAGGTATTGTTGGTAATGAGTTCTCAGTACGATTTACATTTGTACTACGAAGTTCATTAATTTCATAATTAATTGAGTGAGATGTTTCAGAGGATGTACTATGTTCATTCGAAATCAATACAACTTCTGTAAAATTATTTGAAAGTACAAAGTTCTCAAATGATTCGGAATCAAAGTTAAGAGACCATTGGGTATCTAACTGAATATTTGTATTTGTTTCTAATGCCTTGAAAGTACCATCAGTATCTTTCATAAAATCAGTGCCTATAATAACTGCTCTCATATTTTTTTATTTTATATCTATAAATATAGTAAATTTAAATTTGATGTCTATAATTTGTGAAAACATCTACACACATGGCAACTACAGATTTAAATTACAATTTCTTATCAGTGATTGTAAATAAATGGGTCTCTTTTCCTTAATTCTTCAATTTTCTTTTTTAGCTCTTTTTTTCTTTTGCGTTCTTTAATTTTTTTAAGGAACCAATCAATAATTTTTTTCATAGTATTTTGTGTATTATATAATTATCTAAAACTAGCAAGTCTAAATCAGTATCCTTGAAAGTTTCTATCGCATCAAACGGAGTTAGTACCATTGTTTTATCTTTAATGTTAAACGATGTATTCAGTATAATGGGAAATCCACTTAGTTTTTCGAATTCAATTAGTAAATCGTGAATAACAGTGTTCTCATACACAGTTTGAATTCTTGAGGTTCCATCCACGTGAACAACCGCAGATAATTTATCCGCAAATTCTTCCCTTACTTTAACAATTTGATTCATATATGGTACATCATCAATCGTATGAAAAAATTCATTTTGTTTTTCTTTAATCACCATAGGTGCAAAAGGACGAAACCCCTCTCTTTTCTTAATCAACTTATTAATTCTCGATTTCATATTCGGAACTGTAGGGTCAGCTAAAATAGACCTGTGTCCCAATGCTCTTGCTCCAAATTCAATTCTATCTCTATACCACCCAACTACTTTACCCTCATGAATTTTGTTCGCGACGTATTTTATTAATGTGTTGTAATCGTGAATTTCAAAAAAATTCAAATTTTTAATGTGTCCCAAATAAAATTCAACATCGTACTTTGGTCCTAAAAAAGGATTCTTAGTTACTCTTTTGGTTAATCTTTTATTTTGTACAAGATAATGAATACAAGCCCCAACACAGGATCCAGCATCAGATGGCGCAACTGGAATCCAAATTTTTTCAAAATCAGAATTGCCTACTATCTTTCCATTCGCAGTACCATTGTATGCCGAACCACCTCCTAAACAAAGATTATTACTACCAAGATTTTCCAAACTTTTGATAATATCGAATAAAACTTCTTCATATCTTAGTTGAACTGAAGCCGCTAAATTTTGATGAATTGTAGTAATTTCTTCTTCAGTTAATCTTGGTGAAATGCCTAAATGTTCTATTAGTTTTTCGTTGAACATCAATTTGTCTGACTTATCCCAACAAAAAACATTCATATCACAGATGAACTCTCCATCTTTGAATTCTATTAAACTTCTAAGTTTCTCAATATATTCCTGAGGGTCTCCGTATGACGCTAACCCCATTAGTTTGTACTCCCCCTCATTGGGTTTAAATCCCAAATACGAAGTCATTGTAGAATAATAAAGCCCCAATGAATGAGGATATTTCCCCAAATCATGATATTCAATACCATCATCATCTGCTAATCCAAAAGATAAAGTATCAATTTCACCAACACCATCAATAGACAAACAGATTGCCTTTTCAAAATCGGAAGTGAAAAAAGAATAATACTGATGTGCCAAATGGTGTTCCGAATAAAAAACTCTACCCTTGAACGGGTCCAAATGTTTATTTACATCTAATCTGTTTTTCAAAATTTTAATCAAAGACTTTAATGAATATTTCGGAGATGTAAAAAAATTTTTTTTAATATTACTTAATACTCTTTTTAATTTTAGATTTAGATTTTCATAATAACAAACCATTTCAATATCATCATAGGTTATGTTATAATGTCCGAAGATATATTCAATTGTCCTACAAGGGAAAGAACTATCGTGTTTAATGCCTGTAAATTTTTCTTCTTCACAAGCAAACACTAATTCTCCGTCTTTGAACAAACATGCCGAAGAATCATGATAAAACGATGAAATTCCGAGTATGTACATTACTGAAAATTTATTAAACTTTGAAAGAAATTATAGTCTGTTTTATCATCATATAAACTTGTAACTATATCTTTATTGTGTTTGAACCTTTTTTTTGAGCTTTGATAAAATCCCTGTAATTGGTTTTTTTTCTTACTAACTCTAACAATTTCATCAATAATCATTCTCATTCTTTTTTGTGGATTTGGTTCATTATCATAACTTAAATCAAAAAAATCTTCAAAAAAATCGAATCCATAGAGTTCTTTTGTCTTTTTAATGTGTTGATGGGTCGCAACAATTAATGGAAACTGTGAATAATAAAAAGGAATCAATGTCTTCTCAGTAATATGAATTAAATTATTTTGTTCAAACTGAGACTCATTAACAATATTGATGTATGAATGTTTGTATGGATTATTTTCAAACATTGAATTCCAATCTTGGCCTCCACCAGGGGTATCCACGTCATAATCCTCAAACTCACTTTTTTTAATATCAATATTTTTAAAAAAGTTTAAACTACTTTGTGTTTCATTCATTAAATCTTGGTCAAATACGGTCAATAAAATATTAGAATCGATATCACCATTTTCTAATTTCATTGCGGACAATCTATTTCCTCTTAGAAAAGACCAATCGGTATCATCTAATAAATTATGATGTTTAAGTGCCGTTAAAATACCTAATCTATGCATAGTTAGATTCCTATTATAACACGTAAACGTTTTTTCTTTATTGATTTTAAACGGATATCCATCACACAAATTCACAATATTTCTTGTAATCACCAATGGAAGTCTGTTTGACACATGAACATTTATTTTAGAATTTATCTCGTTTTTTAATTGTGGTAACAACTGATTACCATTTATAATAAAAACTTGGTTTGCCGGTATTTCAATAATTCTAAGTAAGAAATCCGTGATTTTTATAACATTTTCCAGGTCACATTCATGCTCTGTTATAAAAATAACTTTGAAGTTTTGATTTTTCTTTAGTAAAATTTTAATTTCTTCTGAGATTGGTAAATCTTTATGTTCTAAACTATATAGAGATAAATAATAGTTTACATGTACCAAATGGTAAAAATTTTCATCTTTTCTTTCTGATATTTCAGTAATTTCACATATTTTATAATTTTCAATGTCATACCATCCATCTCCCATAAAATCTTCAATCATAAGTGTGTTAGTACTTTCATTCGATTCATCGGTTATAAGATTTAAAATTGTTTTATTATGATATAATTCTGGATACTCATTTATGATATACACACCAACATTATCTTTAGCAAATTGATAGTATAATTTTAAATCATTAATAGTTTTACAATCAAAAATTTTAACATTTTTACACATAGATTTGAATTCTTCTATGTAGTTCGCCTTATGTTGATGTCCTGGGTCTAATGGTGTTTCAGAACCTTTACCAACCCTAATAATGATGTGAACTTTTTCACCCGTTATTAATTCATGTTTATCTACATGGTTTACTAATTGATTTGATGCAGATATTAAAAAATCCCATCTCGGGTAAAATGTAATCACTCTTTTACCTGTCATCGCCAAACCCAAACTCATCCCCATTTGAGTTTCTTCCATTACTGGAACTTCAATCATTTTTTCTTTGGGTACATCATCAAGTGTCGTACTCATCGGATTCCCCTTGTAAACTATTTGTTGACCAATAAAAATGGTATTATCATCATTAGATAAATCGGTCATAATTTGAGAAAGTGTTTCTTTATATGTCATATTTTTTAATTTAAAACGTAACCCACTTCCCACTTCCATAATGAGGGTATTTGGATTTGTATTGATACCAAATTACATCATTTGGTACATCTCTTTTTATGTTATTCCATGTTGCTTCTGTTGGGGTGTAGGTTGAAACTCCATTATCTTCAACAACAAAATAAAGTGGTAAATCAAAGTTTCTTGCATACTTATGTATTTCATAAAATATTCCACTTTCAAAACTCATGTCTCCAACAAATACCCACACTTTTTCATTACCACCACTTTTTTTAATATTCATAGCAACACCTAAAGCAATTGATAGTGTTCCACCAACAATTGCCGAGGAGTAAAACTTATCTTTTAGATTACAAATTGTAATCGATTTACCTTTTAAAATTTGTTCTTCTAACCAAACAGGACATATACCTTTTATTAAGGCATGATAATGAGATCTCCACGTAGAAAAAACCCAATCAGATGGACCTATTCTTTTAGAAATTTCTATCAACTGTTCTTCATTACCGTTTGATAAATGTATTGGTCCTCTAATTTTACCACCTTCCCAATGACTAACAATTAACTCCTCAAAATTAATTAAATCTTGTAAAGTTAATTTTTGGTCTCTTATTATTGGATAATTTTCTAAATTTTTAATCATTTGTCTTTTATTTGAAGTATCGGGTTATTTGATGGCCACTCTATATTCCATTTTGAGTCATTCCATTTTGCTACTCCGTGGTTTATTGAATCGACATATTCTCCTCTATAAAACATATTATAATGAAACACACAATCAGTTAATGCGTAGTGCCCGTTTGCAAAACCTGGAGGAACTAAAACTTGGTCTCTATTTTTTTCGGAAATTAAAAACCAATCCCATTTTCCATAATTAGGCGAATTCTCTCTTATGTCCAACACAACTAAATATATGTCACCAACTAACGCTTGTACTAGTTTCCATGTTTTATCATCGTAATGTAAACCCCTTAAAACTCCTTTGTATGATTTTGAGAATCTTCCGTGAATTGAGAGTTCGTCTTTATCGTAGTGAATTTGACTCATCACAGGATGATCTTCAGAATGATAGGTTGTAAAAATTTCACCTCTGAATTCTCTGAATATAGATGGAGTATAGACAGGAACTTCGTATCCAAAAATTTTAGATGGTCTCACGTCAAAATCATTCCATTTTTTTTCATTCATAAATTCTAGTTTTTTTTCATTCATAAATTCCAATGTTTTTTTCTAATTTCATAGACATCAAATGGTTCTCTTTTCATTTGTCCACCCTGTCTTAAATTGGACCCGATTGTTTTATAACTCATCACAATCGACCTCCTATAATTTTTACTCTTATTATCGTCCGAGCCATGAACTAAATAATCGTGAGTAAATAAAACATCACCAGATTTACATTCATGATATATTTTTTTAAAATTATGATTTTGTGGCATCACGCATCCCTTACCTCTTTCATTTTTCCAAAATGTTGAGTTTGTTTTTATTCTTTCCTCATCAATTTTAATGGGGAGTATAGGTAAAAAGTGTGATGATTCATATGACCACAGACATCCGTTTGACTGGTCACTATCATCTAAACAAAAAATTACATTTATTGAATTCCCCCAACCAGCTTCAATGTAAAAACTATCTTGATGTGCATCTCTACCCAATTCACCAGGTGGTTTAAAATAAGCCTGACTTTGTATCCCTTCAATTTTATTGTTTAATATAGACTCAAGAATTTCAATCACTTTAGGATGCCCAAAATATTTTAAAATTAATTCAGATTCTTTATGTGGGTGCGAATATATTTCATATTCGCCCCATGAGGATTCTTTTTTATTTCTTTGAATTCTTAAGTTATTTAATTCGATATTAATCTCGTTAATATCATTTTGTGATAAGATATTATTTACTAAATAACCCTTATATTTCCAATCAAAAATTTCTTGTTCGCTTAACATAAGATATTTTTTATTCCCAACTAATACCCCAATCTTTAAACTCTGAGGCTAAACAATCTGTTTTATAATCTTTTCTACCACCAACAATTTCTTGTATTTTGTTTTTGGCAGTATTTCTAACACCGTTTAATCCGTGTGTTAATTCCAAATTAATATTCTCAGTCTTACCATATTTTCTATAGTTGGACTCGTTGTGCCAAATGTGTAAGTTTGTTTGTGACAAAACAACAATCGAACGAATCGTTTCAGCATCAACAATTCCTTTATTTTCTTGAAGTATTAAATCAATATCATGTTTAATATCTCTAATCTCTTGAGCATATTCCTCTTTGTGTTCAGGAATAAAAACTTCTTTTAATTGCGAAATACTCATTCTGTCAATTAACTCCGCTAGTGTGGGTAAGTATTTTCTTTTCTCCATTTTATCTATTTAGAAATTTACGACCTTTATTTATTCTATCTCTCCAATAATCCAATAGGTCGTCCATTGTCTTATTAAAAGGAATCTCCGGTTCCCATCCAGTCAATTCTTTGAATTTAGTTGTGTCGGGTATTTGTAAATCCGCATCGATTGGTCTTAATCTGTTTTGGTCAACAACAATTTCAATTTCATTTCTCATGAATGATTTGGATATAAGATATTTCAGAGTATCTTCAACTTTACAAGTGTAATCTCCCCCAATGTTATAATATCCTCCAGGTGATGGATTAATAGTTAATAACATCCAATATGCTTTAACCGCATCTCTTACGTCAGCGTATGTCCTAAGAGAATCTAAATTACCAACAAATATTTTTGGTTCCTGTAGTCCGTATTCTATCATTGCAATTTGTTTTGCAAATGTAGATTCATGAAATACATCTCCTCTTCTCGGACCTGTATGTGTAAACATTCTGGTTGTCATTACATTCATTTTATAAGCCTCACCATAGTATCTACCAATCAAATCTGTCCCAACTTTAGAAATTGCGTATGGAGATGCCGGATGTAATGAACACTCTTCATTAATAGGTAATTTGTCTTTGCTAACCCTACCAAAAATTTCACTCGAAGCACAAACATGAATCATTGCATCTCTATATGGTGACTTTCTTAACGCTTCTAATAGATTAGCAGTACCGATGATATTTGTTTGTAAAGTCTCTAATGGTGAATCAAAGCTTGTTTGTGGATATGATTGCCCCCCAAAATGAAAAACATAGTCGGGTTTAGAAATATCTAATGCGTTGACTATTGAACTAAAGTCATTTAGGTCTCCGTAGATTAATTTAACTCTGTCAGTATTGTTGATGATTTCCGTCAAATGCTCAATGTTGTCCATTGATTCATTCCATCTACAAAAACCATAGATTTTTACTTCTGGTTTTTCTAATAAAAAATCAACCATGTGGGATCCAACCATACCTAAAACACCCGTTATTAATATGTTCATATCATAAATTTTTTATACAAATATTCAGAAAACAAATGGTTCATTCTATAACTCCAATGTATGTCATTCTCTAAGCCATATTCACCATTGGATTGATAAAACACGTCCCTATGTGTTTCCCATTCACCAATTTTTTTTGTTAGTATATCTTTGTCTTCTATAACATAAGATTTAAAATCCATATTATCCCAAGAAAATATGAATTTTTTTCCATTAGTCAACGTATACAGTGATTCAATTATTTCGATTTGATTTAATTGATTTGCTTTAGAACCATTTATTATTTCTTGTGTCTTTAACTCTTTTTCAAATTTTTTCCAATTATACTCTTTACCAAAAATTTCAATTTCAGTATCCATATTATTATAAGACGCGGTTCCGATAAATCTATTCACATATTTTACCTCATTTCTTTCAAAAAACTGATAATCTTTTTCAGATAGTGGTAATCTAGTTCTCTTAAAAAAGGGAATACAAATAACTAAATAGTCTTCGGATTCAATCAATGACAATATCTTAATCCAATTATCTATAATAGTCTGTACATCTCGACTTGGATCTCCATCGCATATTAAGTTTGTATTTAATTTGTCGGATAGGTCTTGGGCCCAAAAACATTTATTTTGGTTTAATGGTTCTTTAACATAAAAACTATCTCTACAAAAACTGTCTCCAATTACAAATAAATTATTTTTCATTTTCATCATACCATTCAATAGTTTCTTTAATACCTTGTTCAAAAGTATATTTGGGAATGAATCCTAATTCATTTCTTATTCTATCTATATTAACCGCCCTAAAAGGTATTGTTGTAGGTTTAGATTCATCCCATATAACATTAGGGTTCTTTTCCGTAACTTTTAGTATGGTATTCAATATTTCACCAATTGTGATTCCGTTTCCATATCCCAAATTGTATGGTTTCATAGATTCACCCTTTTCCAAAATCAATAACGCCCCATTAACCACATCTTTAACATATAAAAAATCTCTTACAACATCAGGACTACCCCAAGCGGTAAACGGATTTTCACCACTGAGTACTCTTTTAATTAATGCAGGAACAACATGACAAGTTTTTAAATTAAAATTATCATGTGGGCCAAATATTGCAGTACATCTTGCAAGTGCAATTTCTAATTCGGAAAATTTTGATACATGTTCCATTAACTTTTCTCGATATCTTCTCATCCAACCATATCCATAGTATGATTTGTAAGGCTCATCAACCCAATATTCATCTTCAGTTATTGGTCTTCTGATATCGGGATATCCTGTTGAACTATTTAAATCTAAAAATCTTTTTACTTTATTTTTAACACAGGCATCTAATACATTCCCAATTAGATTTAATTGTTTAAGTGATATTTGTATATCGGTTGGCACTGAATACGGGTGAGCGACTTCTCCCGCGCAGTGAATCACATAATCCGCCCCTTCAGTTAATTTAACACAATCTTCTAATTTCATTAAATCAATATCATGAAAAACTTGAATGTCGTTATGTTCATATTGTAATGGATTTTTATGCACATGTGTTCTCACATCTGCCCCCATTTCCACTAATTTCATTAAAAAATGTGTTCCAATAAATCCTGACCCACCTGTAACAACAACTTTTTTACCTTTTAAAAAACTTTCCATATTAATGATTAACAAAAGGATTATATCTTTTATCTAAAATGTCTTTGTTGTTCAAAAACCACTCTGTAGTTTTTTTAACACCCTCTTCCAATGAAGTATGACTTTTGAACCCATATTTATTCATCTTATTCATACTCATCAATCTTTGTTTATCTCCACTCGGTACATCGGTATACCACTTAACATCAATATCTTTTCCTGAATGTTTGATAACTAATTCAACAAGTTCTTTAATTGAATTGCCTTCTCCCGAACCCAAGTTAACAGGTTCAGTAATTTTATTTTCAACAGTAAAAATCATACCTTCAGCAACATCTTCAGCATAAATAAAATCACGAATTGGAGACCCATCTCCAAAAACATCTAAAACATCGTTCTCCTGAGCTTTACGTATCAATGAAGGTACAACCATCGCATTAGCAGGATTAAAGTTGTCATACGGTCCATAAACGTTTGCAGGTCTAACTATTGATATCCTATCCCACCCGTATTGCTTACTATAGGCTTCAGTTTGTAATTCACCGATTCTTTTAGCCCATCCAGCATACATATCGTTCGGAGATGGAAATGTTCCCCAAACACTTTCTTCATAAAAAATTTCAGAAGGAGAATATACTCCTACTGAACTTGTTAACAAATACCATTTAACATCAGATTCAAATGCTGCTTGAGTCATGTTGGTATTAAATTGTAACATAGGAACCATGAAATCAACTGGCTGAGTCATACACATCAAAGGAGAACCTTTTACACCTGCCAAGTGAAATACATAATCTTTACCTTTACAAATGTCCAAACAATTATCAAAGAATCTTAAATCAGTCTTAACAAACTCAACATTCTCAGGTAAGTCTACTGGCTCAGTTAAATCCGCAATTGTGACTTGGGCACCTTTATCCAACAACTTTTTTACAAGTTGTCTTCCAATCATTCCCGACCCACCTGTTACTAATACTTTTTGATTCTTAAACATCATTCAATCTTTTAACTAAATTTATAATTTGTTCATCAGTCAAGTCCGTGTGATTTCCAATATACAGTGAATAGTTGTGTACATAATTAACATTATTCAATTCCCCAACAACTCGATAGTCACATTTCTCTAAATAAGGTTGTAACACTTGATTTCCACCACCCGAAGTCCCTAATCTATACTCAACATCCTCTAAAAATAAAATGTCACACACACCGTTAAAATCATCATTCTTATGAAATCTATTTTTGTAATCTTCTTTAACAATTAAAGGTAGTGCAAAATTACTATTACCGTCTAAATCAAAATCCGTTTTAAATTTATTTTTATCTAAATTATTTAACCATACATTAAGATTATGTTTTCTTTTTTCAATGTTGTAATCAATCCTTTTCATCTGTTCAATTCCAAGTATCGCGTTCATTTCGGTACTTCTCATATTAAATCCAGGTACAACAAACGTAAACAACGGATTGAGATTTGGGTAATTATTTTGGTAATGTTCCTGTGTCTCTTCCGAAACCTCTCTGGTCATTCCGTGTGACCTAAATAATTTCGACAATTCATAAATTTTTTCATTATTGGTTGATATCATCCCACCTTCTACGGTGGTTATGTGGTGTCCAAAGAAAAAAGAAAAAACAGAAATATCACCAAATGAACCAACTTTTTTCCCGTTGTAACATGCTCCATGTGATTCACAACAGTCTTCTATTAAAATTATATTTTTATCTTTAGCGATTTGTATTAATTCATCATCAATAGCATTGAACCCCAAACAATGTACAATTACAATGGCTTTGGTTTCGTCAGTGATTGCTTCTTTAATTTTCTCTGTAGTTATAGATAGGTTGTCTAGTGATATATCAACAAAAACAGGCTTCATTCCAAGTTGTACTATGGATGAAACATCTGACACCCAACCAAGTGGTGGCACAATAACCTCACCAATACCAAGTAATTCTTTTACTATAGCAATTGAAATATAATTTCCTGAAGATCCAGAATTTAACATTGTGGAACTTTTGACTCCTAACCAATTCGACCAAATTTTTTCAAATTCTTTTACCTTTTCACCATTCGTTAGTCTTTGGTTTGATAATAAAAACTCACTGAGTGCAACTCTATCTGAATTTGAAATATTGTCGTTTATTAGTGGCCATTTATAATTTAGCTTCATATCTATAGTATAATAAAAAAAATTAGGTTTCAAAGGTTATTAATTGATTTATTTAAAATCAATTCCAATAAATGTGGAGAGATATTGATTGGATTATGTAATCCAAACGTATTAGGATGAAATAAAGTTTCAGTACTAAATTTCATTGCGGTTTCAATATCAGGTAAATTATATTCATCTAACCATTTAACAAAAAAAATATCTTCCCACCTTGGCTCATAATCTTTATGATTTTTGGTTATTTCTAACATAACATCTTTAGTTCTTAATGATAGTCCTCCATTACCTATAAATCTATTTTCTTTTGGTTTTGACCATGGTGCCCCTATATAGTCATAGTCTAAAAATTCATCAATTCCGAATCGTAGTAGTAAAGTATCTAATTGAAATGTTAATATTTTTTCTCCCTCAACAAGTGACCAAAAATCATTAGATTTTATATATTGGTTATATTCTATTTTAGTAAAATCTTTGACTCCTGTATTAACATATTTTACATTCTTAATATCTTTTAAGATATCGTATACATACTCTCTATTGTCAATACCATGAAAAACCTGTAACCCCCATTTTATATTTGAATTAGTTTCATTTAGAAAAAATAAATGATTTTTTATAATTGATAACATTTTGGGGTCAATTCTTGGCTCAACTATAACAGCATAGTAATTGGTTTCAGATGGCAATGTTGGATTATATTCTCCAATTTTTTTTACAAAATCATTTAGATATTTTTCAATTAAATAATGTTGGGTTATCATATCATATCTATTATGTTTTCATATATATGTTGCCCAATTATTTTATATCCAATAATATTTGGGTGGTAATCTCCTTCGTAAAAATTTTTTTCATCATTCCATACTAATCTACTATCGTGCTCCCACACAGAAACATCATTATTTATCTCATATTCTTTTAACACGTCTGATACCGATTTGTTTGGATTTATAAAATAGGATGGCAATTCCTTTATGTTAATTTCTGTTTCATATTTAAATGTTGGGAAAAATGAATTAAAATAAAAGTGTTTATAACCATTAAGGATATTCTCAATTTTATTGTAAACTTCAATAACTGTATAGGTATCTCCCGTGTACCTATAAGGGTAAGAAAACATAACAATAATAATGTCAGTCTTTTCAATAAAATTATGGTTTATTGCGGATTCAATTTCACGAAAAATATATTCGTTTCCATAACCACAAACACCCATATTTACATATTCAATACCACCTAATTTTTCCGATGTCCATCTTGGCCAAGAATTTTGGTTTCTAAGTTTTTCAATAAAAATAGGTGGAGTTGCGGTTTCTTTATATTCAATATTAGTCTCAATACCATGACCTGCAGTCCAACTATCTCCAAAACAAATTAATCTCATGACATTAACCTTTTGAACAATTCATAATCATCACGATTGTTTTTAATTTCACTAACAATTTTTTGATTTTTTATTAATCTATGAGTATTTTGTTTATAAAATTTTATAACATCTTCTTTGTTATTTTTTAACCTAATTGCCTCATCAATTAACATTGTTATTCTACCACCTATTGATTTCACATTATCATAATCGTGATTAATCAAATCTTCGTAAAAATCAAATCCATATTTATCTTTCATATATTTGATATGATTCTGAGTAGCAACAATCAGAGGTAAATTATAATATGCAAATGGTCTAAATGATTTTTCGCTGACATGAATAACATTGAAATCGTCCCTAAACTGAGATTCTGTGACAATATTTATATATGAATTCATATATGAAAAACTATCTTCAGGTATCAACAATCCTCCCGATTCCATAGCAGTGTCTCCTAATTTTGGAAATTCATTTTTATCAAAAATTATATCTCCATTTTCATTAAAATACTTTTTATTTATTTCATAATCACTTTCTTTGACCTTTATTGAAAAAAGTTCTTTTATTTCTTTTTTACAACTATTAACAATATCAGTAGGTAGAACCTCATTTAACCAAATATAATCTTCTGGTGGTCGTATTTGACCAGTCACCAAAGACCAATTTACATCATCAATCAAACCCTTTTTATGTAGTAATGCTAATGTCGCATATCGATGAGGTTTAGATGATTTGTTGTGGCATATGAATAGTTTTCCAGTTTTTTCAGTTATTAACGGTGGTTTCAAATCAGAAAAAATACTAGTGCTTGTGATTGGTATTAATTGTAACTGATTGAAACAGACATTTCCATTATACTTCTCGTTGTACATTTGAAAGTTTCCATTATTATTCAAGAGCATAAATTGATTATCACTTAACTTATTTTTGGTAATATAATTTTTCAACTCTACATATCCCATTTCATCGTCACTTTCATGTTCAGTTAAAAAAACAACTGAGAAATTTTCACAACTTCTCAAACAGTTTAATACTTCTACAGAAAAAGAAAGATTTCTTTCCTTGAACATCTGATCAATGGACAAAGCCGTTTTTATAAAAAAGTAATATTTTAAATTTTTATTGTTGTATACGTCCTGTATTTTATTGAAAGTCCTTGGAAGTGAGTATCTTTCATATGTTCCCAAACTGTAGTAAAATCTTTCATAAAAATCGAAAAACCCATCCTCATACCTAAATCCGTCTAAACCGAAAAATTCGGAACAATTAGGTAATGGTTTATCCCCATCCCATTTTTCAAAAACAAGTCTAATATTTTTATTCATTGCACATATTTTTTATAAAATTTTCGTCATCTTTATTTTTTAGAATATTAAATAATTTAATTTTATTTAATTTCATCCTTTCTTCCAAAGATGGATATATTTTTTTAATTTCTTCTTTTTGGTTATTTAGTCTTTTTATTTCTAATATAAGTTTTTTCATTCTTTCTACATTATCACATTCATTATCATAATCATGATTAACAATATCTGAAAACAAATCAAAATCGTATTTTTCTTTCAGGGATTTTACATGATGACGTGTCGCACAAAATATTGGTATTTGGTAATAAAAAAAAGGTTTCAATGATTTTTCTGTTATTTGTACAACATCTTCTTCCAAAAATAAAGATTCTGAAACTATATTAATATATGAGTTTTCTTGGTCTTTTACAATTTCAGAAATGTGACCAATGAATGGTAAATCAATAACATCGTTTTCAAAATCAGCATTTTTTAATTCAATAGTATTAAAAAAAAGAATATCGTTTTTGAGATAATTAAAATCATTCTCACTTAAAATATCTTTAAAATTATTATAATTATGATTACTAAAATTGTTATTACCGTCTCTATAGGACCAATTAACATCATCTATAATTTCTAATTTTTTTAAATTAGATAAAAGAATCAGACGATGTATTTTTTTCATATTGTTTAAACAAATAAAAAATTTACCTACTTTGTTTATAATAAAATTAGTAATAATATTTTTGTTTTGAACGGAACAAACATATCCAAGTGGTATTAAGATATTTGAGTGATAATTAATATTTAAATTATTTTTTTTTATTTGTTTTTCTGTTAAATAGTTGTTATTGATAATATAAAATTTCTTTTCATCTATTTTATTTTTTTCTATAACATTCTTTAACCTCAAAAAATCTGTATTTAAATAACTTTCATGAGCGTCTAAAAATAAGATATTTAAGTTTTCACATTCATGAAACAATTTTAGAATTATTTCTGAAATAATCATTTCCGGTGATAATATTGAATCAAGTCTTATACTGGTGTGTTGAATGATATAAAAAAATTTTTTGTTTGGTTCTTTTTTTATATGTTCCAGTTTAAAGTATTTTACGTTCAAGTTATATGTTTCAGAAATATATTCACCTATCCCTAAATTATATTGTGGAAATATTTTGTTTCCATTTGGTAACGGAACCTCATCAATCCAATCATCATACACTAAATTAAGTTCCCTTTTTAATTCTTGTGTTTCCATAATGAATCACTTCAATGTCATCATTTTTATATTTTCTCCACGGATCTAAAACAATAGAATTTTTTGTAAAATTATAATTATGATGTTTACCATAATGTGCCAAAAGATAAATTGCGTCAATAGGTACCTCTACATCATATTTAACCTCCACACCTAATTTCTCCACATAATAACCAACTAAAATTGATGATGACCCATCAATATAATCCACATCAGGTTTATATGATTTACCTAAAATAACAATAGGTAAATTATATTTTTTAGATAAATTTACCAATTTAATTGCCATGTTTTTTGATTGTATTTCTCTAGCAGTCATTATGGAATCAAACAAATCGTAACCTAAATTTAAATTTTCCGCTAAGTATCTTAACGCTATGTTATCTCTTGGGTGACATCCCCCACCATCTCCCATTCCCGCTTTCATATACGCAGGCCCTAATATTCGATTAGTACTTCTTTCTAAGGCTCCTGTAATAACGTCAACATTGATATTACCCAATTTTTCCGCAACATCTTGAATCATATTAACAAGTGCGACTTTAGTTGAAATGAATGTGTTGTAAAAGATTTTAATTCCTTCCGCCTCATCCCACGTACCCACTTCGTATCGGGTGTCGAATTTTACAAATGTTTTATAAAAATCTATTAGTAATTTAGCGTCACCAGTTGTGGTTCCATCCTCGGTCCCAATAATAATCATCTCAGGATTAACCATATCCCATTTAACAGTACCCATAGCAATTAGATATGGATTGTATATAAATCTAAAATTATCACATAAACTAATGAATTCCCTTCTAATTGTACCTGGAAGTACTGTAGAAATTAAAATGACTAATTGATTTTTGTTTGCAAACTTATTAACCTCAGTTAATACACTTTTTACGATAGAGTAATCGAAGTCTTTATTTTCTAAATGTGATGTAGGATATCGACCATCGTAATCAATATGATGTGGGGTTGGGACTGCAATAAAGATTAATTCTCTATCTTTACAGACATTCTCAATAGAGTCAACCACATCAAACCTATCTGTATCAACTTTTTGTATATCATAACCAATTACATCGTGATGATATGACATCACTTCCGCAGCGTCTTTACCTAATTTTCCAACCCCAATAAATCCTATTTTCATATTATGCCTAATTTTATTTGATTTAGTAATGATAGTATTTCTTTATAATTATTCATACTATCACCGTTAAAAGTATACTTATATGTAACCATTTGAAGATAATTTATTCTATTGTGTTCACAAATTTCAGACATTTCATTTCTAATCTGTTTTAATTCATCAACCGTCTTATTTTTAAATTTTTCAATTTCATTTATTATGATTTCTGACCTAATACTCATTTCCTCCTCATTATCGTAACTTTCATCAAACCACTTGTCAAAAGTTTTAAACCCAAGCTCTTTTAGTTTTTTGAGGGTTCCTTTATTACCTAATACCATAAATGGGTGACCGCAAGAAATAGGTTTCCATATTTTTTCAGATAAAAAAAGTGTATATTTATCTGTCAAACTTTCAGTCACAATCGAAATAAATGTATCTTCGTGGTCTTGAATTGCAATATCATTTGCCCAATTATAATCTAACCCTCTATCAATTTCAATTGGAGCTCTTTTTTGTAATTGATTAGTTGGGTGATCATCGGGTAAATTTTGAACATATTGAAATTGATTCAAACTCACCTTACCTACATCTAATAAATCTTTTGATAAAATATTAGATAAAAAATGTATTCTGTGAGGTCTTACATTTCTATTGTAGGATAAATATAGAAATTTATTGTCTCTGGGATTGAATGGTATTGATTCGGTTTTTTCTCTCATCACGTGATAATTGACCCAATTATCAAATATTGAAATCGGAATACACTTAAAATCCATCCCTTTACTTTTTGCGACTTCTTCTATAATTAAATTACCACTTAATAAAAAAACAAATTCTGATGGAATATCTAATTCTTTTATCCAAGAATTTAATATTTCTAAATCATTATTATTTTCACAACCAATATAACCTTCTAAACCGTTTACTAAAACTAATTTACATAATCCTGATTTTATATCTTTTATATATTTTTCTGAAATACACTTGAATCCAATTTTTTCGTTTCTTATAAAAAAATTAGGATGAAAAACATTTATAAGATAAATGTATGTTTCATCATTTATTTTTTCTTTTTGTCTAAAATCTACAAATTCTTCATAAAAATTTGGTGCTACTTGGTCTTTATATGTACCATGCCCGAAAAGTTTATAGTTACTATTTACGTCCATCAAATTCCACACACCCCACATTTTGGGTATATCTAATCTCCCCTCTTCTTCCAAATACCAAGTTCTACTCGACCCATTTGGTCTTGGGCAACCTAATATCGAGTCATATTCTTCTAACCCAAAAACAAGTTTTTCTTTAAAGAATATCTCATATATACCCCTTTCCAATAATTTTGGTGAGAAGTTTAAAATATATTTTTCTAACTTATCAAAGTTAACGTAATAAGATCTAAATTCTAACCCATCATCCACAAAATCCACATCAATTTTTTTATTTATTGATTGTTCAACTTTATGTATTAATTGTGTTTTAGTTATATTAAATTTATTATAACCAACATTTATTACCTTGTTTTCTATATTTTCTGCACATAGTCTGAAAATGATTTCAGCACAATCTTTAACATTTAAATTTGGTCGATAGGCTTCTGGCTCATATATCTGAATCTTTTTGTTGTTCTTAATATCATTTACTATATTATTAATCAATAAATCATCCCTTTCAATAATTCCAACACCATATAAAGTTGCCAATCTCACAATTAAATAATTTTTAATATCAGAGTTCAAAATTTGTTTTTCACCCTCTATTTTTAATTTAGAATACATGGTGGTCGGTACCAATTCAGTATTTTCATCAACAACATCATTGGTATTTCCGTAAACACTGCAACTACTAAAAAATATTAATTTATAATTTGGAGATACCTTCCTAACACATTTCAATGTGTGATCCATTAATAAAATCTCTGAGGTAATGTGCAAGTCGTCTCTAACCTCACCGAACCTTGGTGACGCCATATACAATACATAATCAACATTTTGAAATTTATCCAAGTGATTTGTTATGTTTGTAAGGTCATCCTTAATATATGTTACATTTTGCGGATTGTTATTCACGTTCCAATACTTAAACGTATCATACACTATGACTTCCTGCCGTCTTTCCGAAATTAATTCAGATAATACGCTACCGAGATAACCACCACCTCCTAATAATAAAAATTTCATATTAATCTCTTGATAATTCTGTTGTAACACAATGAAATGACCCACCCAAAGTTCTAGAGTGTCTTATTTTACAATCCAACGTGTCAATATTATATTTTTTCAATTCTTTTATTAATTCTATTTGTCTGTTGTCCACAATTACAGTATTCTCATCAACAGATAATAAATTAACACCAATCCAAACAGATGCCCTTATTGTTTTATGGTAACCAATATCAACCATAGGTGGACACCATATTTTATCCCATGATTTTAAAAAATCAGGTATATTATTTTCATTTACTCTTTCAGGATTTAATAAACAAAGTCCTTCACGTAATAATGCAATTGTTGAATCTATATGAATATAAGAATATACGTTTTCAATTGTATGTACTCTATAGTCTTTCCCTAAAAAATTTTGTAACCATTTGGCCCCTTTTAAATTTCCAGTGTTAGATACCAAATACAGTATATCATTATTACACCTAAGTATATTAGCGGCATCAAATACGGGTTCATGATTATTCAAAGTAATTTTAGACAAATCTTCTCTTTGATACATTGAATCTAACAATCTTGGTTTGGGAGCACTGACCCAATTGGCCCCTTCTTCCATTTTTTTTATAAAAATGTCCCTAAAACAATCGGTTTCAAATTGTCTCGATCTGAGAGACATTGGAGATTCTAATATATTATTGCCAATTACGGTTACAGTGTCTCGTGGACAAAAGGTATAATACTGTGTTGTTTCCCAATAACCGTTAGAAACAACTTTTTGCGTATCAATCGGGGATGGTCTATAAACCTTTACTCCAATATTAGTTAGTAAACTAGAAAGATTTTCTAAATCTTCTTGTGTTTCATCATAAACCTGTTTATCCCAAAATCCAATTTCATCTTTTGGTATCTCAGTTTCAGTTGCGTAATTAACACAATGTAAATCTTTACCGTGGGTAGGCATGTTTGCATTATCAATTGTTCCAACAATTATTTCCCTTAATCTGCCCCATTCATTATTAACTGATACCATTAAAATTTAATTTTTTTAGTAAATATTTTATTACTATATCTTGTGCCTCTTTACCATTGTGTGCACAATCTCTGGCTTTAGTATTACTATCGTCAATTACATTTATTAAATCAACATTATTCGAAATAAAAAATTCTTTGTGTATCATTTTAAAATCACTAGAATATGTCCAATGTAAAACTTTAACACCTGCGGATTTCCAAAGAGCGTCTACGGTCATTGGGCTAAAATTAGTATTTTTTATTAATTCCCCACGATTTTCTAAGTAACTATAAAAATACCATGACCCATATTCTAATGAATTTTGTGGATACCATTCTTCAGGTATTGCGCCAGAAAATGGTTGGAACTCTATTCCATTATGTTCTTGTGACTTAAACGCAAATGTTGTTCTATGTATTTCTGGCCATTGATATACCACCAACTTAGGTAGTTTATTTAATTTTAAAACATAATTAAAAAATAAAATTGTATTATACATTTGAAAATCTGGTCCATTTCCTCCTGACCCCAAATTAAAAATATCCAAATTTAAAACCTTGGATAACTTGGTGGACCACATATCCTCATAATGTAATCCGATACCTTCTGTATATGAACACCCAAATGTTAATAGATAATCTTTCTCTAAGTCATCAAATTCTTTTGTTCTATATCCCCACGAATTAAATTTATATTCAATTTCATTGTCATAATAATACCAATCGGAACCTTTCTCAATTTTGTTTTTCTGATAAAGTTCTTCATAATCTGTTGAATTGAAGTATATTTTTTGATTAGATAAACCAAAATTTTTGATTATAGGGGATTCATTTGAAATTCTGAAAAGTGACATTTCCAATATCTATTTTTTCTTTGATAATGATATGCAGTATGAAAAAAAGTTTTTTCATCAAAATTTGTCATGCTATCATAATGATTTAAATGTAATAAATTTTCCTCTAAATTTAAACAATACTTCAAAGTATCTTTTGAATATTTTTTGGTTATAGGATATGAAGTTCTATAATCAAAACACATGTCCATATTTAATTGAATTACATCTTCTAAATCCATATTAAACACATCATTAATAAATTTCATAAATTCCTGTCGTAAGGTATTCCTGTTTTGGTGAAAAACAATACTAGTGGCACTTTTGTACTCCCAAAATATATCATTCTCACCTAATACTTGTCGACCCCAAAACCCATTATTATAGAATACCGATTTTAAAGATTCATCGGTTTTTTTTATTTCAGACCCAATTAAAGTTTCGGGATTATTAGTAAAATATAACAACATTTTTTCAATCACATCAATATGTTTGTATCCATATTTATTAAAAAGATATTCTAATAGATAATGCGCCCACCCGTAATAATATAAAACAATTAATAAATGTGAAAATGAGTGTCCTTTAAAAACCTCCTCTTCACTTGCAGTACTAGTTGCTTTTACCCCCCAAGTATGTTCTATAATGTAGTTTTCCAAATCTTCAACGCTTAAATAAAACGTATCTAAAGGAACCGTTTCATATTTTAAACCATGTTTTTCCATATACCATGGTTGACCCATCGTGGCATTGTAGGTTAACACTAATGGATGAACCATTAAAAAATCTTTTTGTCCTAAATCAATTAATTTTTGGATTCCTATTTTTAATGTATCGTAGGTTTCGTTTGGCATTGGCCAAATTAATTCACTATATGTTGAAATATTTTGTTCTCGATATTTTTGTAAATACGAGTACACTTTATCTTGTTTTAAATTAAATCTGTTTGTTGCAATTAATGTATCAGTATTGAAACTTTGCATTGCAAATGTTATTCCCTTAAAAAGCCTACTTTTAGCATCATTATCCATGGTGGCAATTTCATATATTTGTTCAACATTTGATTTAGCCCACGTTACATCCCAAAATTTAGGGTATCCAGTCTCCAACTTTTTTTGAATAACATATTTTGTAATGTCTTTGTCTCTTTCCATCATCCCCCAATTTGAATCACAAACACTGACATATTCAATTTTTTTATCAGACATCCAATCTATTTCGTTATACACTCTCTCTAAATCAAATGTTTTAATTTTTTGCCAATATTCATCACCAATATCACAGAAAGCACATTTATATGGGCACCCCCTTAGTGTTTCATATGTCACCTGCCATATTTGAGGTCCATTTTCCTTTTCTACTTTTTCAATAATCCAATCATAAAATCCAGAAAGTATTGGACTTGGTATTATTTCTAAATTATTTAATCTTGATGGTAGCTCACATAATTTTCCGCTTTTTGGAAAAACATGTGGTATATTATCATAATTTTTATTTTTTAAATATCTTTCTAAGATTTCTTTAAATGCGATTTCACCCTCACCAAGAACTGCAATATCAAACATTTCATTTTTCTTAAAGAAATCCACGTCTCTTTTATCGACGTTTGGTCCTCCTGTTATAATTAAGCAATTAGGATATTTCTTCTTTATTTCTTTCGATAGTTCTCTATTATAATTCCAATTCCAAACATAACTACTAAGGGCAACAATATGTGGTTCAAAATCTAAACTTTCAACGTATTTTTTTGGTGTTTTTTTTTCAATGATTACATCCAAAACCCTGAAATTTTTTTTTACTATTTCACTTGTCTGGGCATACATCCATTGATAACTAATTGCTAGTGGTAAAAAACTATTAGGTCCGTACTTATCGACAACCTGCACCAATAGTAAATTATTCATTTTTAAAAACAGTATTCGATCTTAAATCTTTATAACTTTTATGACTGTGGGAATCATTGTTAATTTCAGATATTTTACTCATAAGGATTAGACCCCTTGCAGCATCCTCAGGTGTCATATACATGTGCCAACCACAAAATTCAATATCATCATCCATATAGTTTTTTTCTAAATTACGACCATCATAACAAGCCCTCTTAAACCATTTATAGGCGTCATAATCATTACACAAAATTGCCCCACCTCTTCCGATTGGGAGTCTTTTTTTCATTTGAAATGATAATGCTTGAAATCCTCCTTGGTACATTCCTTTTGTCCACCTTCCCGCACCATCCCAAACCTCAAGTGGTTCTAATTTGTAAACTCCTGACCACTTGTTTTCAATAAATTCAAATTCATATCCCGCATGTAAAATTTGCATCGGTACCGATGCATACGTGTAATACGGTATTTTTAATTTTTGAGGGTCATTTATATATTTTAAAATGAGAAAAAGAGCATTGCTACAGCAATCAACCGCAACTGCATATTTACACCCACAAAAATCTGCAATCTTAGATTCAAAAATACTTACTATTTCATTTGGATTATTCCAATGATATCCCATTTTTAAAATTTCTTTTAATTCAGGTCTTTCTAATTCTTCAGGTAATTGACCTAATGGCCATTCTTTATACATTCTAAGCTGTTTTTAATGTTTTAACATATTTATCCCTAATTGTTTTTTCCCAATTATCAGTAACAAATACACTTTCTTTTTTTGTATAATTTTCAGCAAAAATTGACCATGTTGATATTGGTACCTTCACCAAAAAAGAAGTGTATGATAAAGAAAACAAATCAACTAAATTTTCAACAACATTACCATAAACAAAATCACTTTTTTTAAATCCTGAATTCAAAATATAATCATAAACAACATTTAAAATGAAGGTTTTATCCACTAAGTTATTTTTATATTTTGTATAAAAATAATCCATGATATCATTTGGCACATCCGTACTAATGTAAAATTTTTGATTTGGATTAATTTCTAACATATTATCCATAATGTTAAAATATAAGTCATCTCTATGAAATGAATACGCTGAATGTAATTGTTCTGATATTGTTCTTTTAATTAAACTAAATTTATCTCTTTTATTTTCAGGAAGGCTATTTAAATCATCTACGGTATATGGTATACCATTACCTCTTCTAATATGAATACCAACAACATTTTTCATTTCATTTATAATAGACTCTTCAACACTTCTGTGTTTTAGTCTTATTTTTGATAACGGTCTTTCAATACTCTCAAAATTTTTATTCGAGTATAGATTTGATAAATCTTTATATCCAAAATTACTATAATAATGTCCTTTGTCTTTGAGTTTTAAATCACCTTCTTTGAACATTTTTTCCACGTTATCGAAGAACAAGGGTTCTGCTGTCTTTATCTTTTTATTAATCGTATCATAAACGGCAATAAATTTTAATTTTTCAACTTCATGTGGGTCTCCCTCAATATTGGTTATTGTTTTTGTTGTCGGTAAATCCAATAATTTATTTTCTGGCCAATATTTTTCTTCTAATAGAATATAGTATTTGAAATCGTTTTCTCTATTGATTTCATAGGCGATTTCCCAATGAAATATTCTATTACAAAGACCAGTATCAGTCGTAAACCCTCTCCAACCTCCGAATGGTTCTAACCATCGTAATGTTCTTTCGTATTCCGCCACCTAATTGTTTATTTAATATTTAAATATTTATTATAATTTTCTTTATCTGAAATATATACACCTGGTTCATAATGTGTGATACGACCATCTGTTACTTTTACATTAGGTATTGTTTCATCAACAACAAGGGAATTATACCAATCTTCTAACTCAGGAAAAGTTTCAACAAAACTTTTCTTTCTTCGTTTATCATATTGAGTATAAAAACTTTTGAAGTCATGGAATTGCATTTGCATGTCCATTTCAGTTGTATTATGTCCTCGGTTTACAACCTCAATATAATCAATCAGACGTTGAATTTGAGCACCTTCATGCATATTAATCAATGGATTTTTTTTATTTTTTCTCCACCACATCGATAATTTACCATGTAAGTCGTGTTTGATGTCATCAGGTAAAGTTAATGGAGACATAAATGCCGGCCATCTAAGAATGTTAAAGTCAACAATAGGTTTGTGACTCCCATACTTAGACTTTAATATTAACATATCATCTAAAAACTCAGTAATACTAAATAAACATAAACTATTAATCGTCATCATTATGACGACTTGTCTAATATTTGCATTTTCAATAACATGGACCAAGTTTTTTCTCCAAACTTCGTAATTCAAACCATCTCTTATATATTCTGCTTGCTCTCCATAAGCCTCACAACTAGTGTATATATCAAACTCTTTGACATCAATTTCCTGAGTTACATTAATTAACTTATCAATAATTTCTTGATTTACACCTAAATTAGAATTAACAGCAACTCTCAAATTTGGTGATGGATACTTTTTAACTTCCTTCATAAATTCCCAAAAATTATGGCTCAACATAGGTTCTCCTCCAGTGACTCTAATTTCTTGTAAGGTTTTTGTTATATCTGGCCACCATTCTAAAAATGCGGTAACATATGGATTATTTTCATTATGTTTACCATATATTTCAGACCAAGATCCGTCAGCGTAATATGCTCCTGCACTTGTAGTCTTAAACTTCTGATAAGCTCCATTCTTCTTAATGTCTTTTCCCCAAGTTGTTGAATAACCTGAGTTACAGTATGAACATGCGAAATTACAAGTACGGTCAAAACTAACTTCGATTGTCTTTGGTGTAATATCCGCATCCCAAGGAAGATGTTTAAGCTCTTCGATTTCCTCTTCAGTGTAGATTTGGCTTTTGTATACACGGTCAGAAATATTATTTCTACCAATATCTTCAATCTTCCAACAGTATGAACATTCAGCGGGTTTAGTACCCTCCAACATCATTTTCCTAATCTCTTTTTTGAAATCAGTATTATGTAATGCGGATGGGTTTGTTTTGATTTTTTCCAAATCAATAGGATGTGGTAGTGGAAGATGACAAGAATTTGTGAATCCATGGCCTAAGTGTAAACTTACGTTATACCATTTTGCCGCACAAAAGCTACAACTCACAGAATTTAAATGTTTATCTCTCCAATTTGCTAACTGCTCTGACATTTTCTTTTTGTTTAATATATATATTATTTTTTTTTAATTATAGTACAAATTCACTCGGAACCCTCTCCAAAAAATTTGTGTTTTTTGATTCATCGTAAACTATTCCAAGATTATTAATGGTTTTAAAATCGTATAAACAAAGGATATTGTTATAATATTTTTTATTTATTAATTTCTCATTTTTTAAATTATGAATGAATTTAACTTCTTCAATATCACTAGTGTTTTTAATTATTGAAAAAAAAGTATAATCAACTTCGCAGTGATATCTCTGTTTTTTTTCATATGACTGAGGACTAGCACATCCTAAGAATACCTCAGGTATTCTATAGTCTTGAACAAACTCCCCCTCCATGTCCATTCTGTTTATTTCAACAAAATTTTTATAAGCAATTAAAATATCCCCATCTCTAATAATTGTAATCGTGACACCAGTTTCAATGTCATCAGCATTTACATCCTTCATATGGAAATATCTGAACTCATCTATATCATTGGTAGTAACCCAATATTCAAATGCCGTAGACTGAGTTGACGTATTGTACGAAAGTCCGATAGGCTTACCAGGTTTTCCATAAACCATTGATATGTCATCCCTTTCAAATGTTTTTTCTATTTTGAATGTAGAACTTATTACAAATTTTTTGTTATATAAAAAATTAGTAAACTCGTTGTTATTGTGTTTATTGAACTCAGTAACATATTGATCATCAGGATGTTCTTTAATATCCCATTCAAATTTTATCCAATAAGGTTGTCTATATTCTATTTTCATTTTCAATTTTTTTAAAAAAGGATTCCAACTCAGGATAAACTTCTAAAACTTTTAAACCCCTTCTTGATTCATATTGTTTAACAAAGGTGTTAAGGTCTATTTTATGTTGTAGTAAAGTTGAATCATCGAAGTCTTTGTCTGATGTAAAAATGTCTTTTAATCTAGAAACCTTTTCTATTTCCTGAGTTGAAAATCCAACATCTTTCACATTTTGCATTTGAAGAAAATTCAAACTTCTGTAAGTAGAATTAAACTTCATATATTTTATCCACCTATCGAAAAAATATTCGCTAATATATCCTTTTAACAACCTAAAACTCATAAATGAAGGTTGTCTCAAATAAGATGTATCTAATATAATTGAAGAACTCCAATATCGGTGAGGATTGAAATGTTTGATTTTTAGTTCATGTACTTTTCTAATTAAACTTTCATAAGAAAAAACACTAAAAATATTGAATGTGGACATTACAACTATAGTGACTTTTGGTAAACTGGTTAAGACTTTATCAATATTCTTAAACAATTTTTCAAAGTTCATCCCATATCTTGTATATTCTGACTGAATTCCATACCCATCACAAGAGGTAAATATGATTATCTCTTTAACTAAATTATTTCTGATTATATCGTCTAATTTTTCTATTAGTCTATCAATCAAATTATCGGGAACTCCTAAATTACTATTTATAGAAAGTTTAAGGTTTTGATTAGGTTCATCAGTTTCTAAGATGAAATCCAAAACTTTCCAAGTATCTTTTGATAATAAAGGTTCACCTCCAGTAATTCGAAATGTATCCATACTTTTATAAAGTTCTGGAAACCACTCCCAAAAACTATTAACATATGGGTTATCTTCAGAATGTTTGTATGGTTTAGTATTACGTTCTTCCATACGTTGTGTTCCATTGTAATCAAATGAAAGTTTGTATGGTCCGTGGTCGTTTATTTCTTCCATCCACTTTGAAGAATATTCTGGCCCACAATATGCGCACTTGAAATTACAAGTATTTGAAAAACTAACTTCAACATATTTTGGATTAAAGTTATCTCTCCAATCAGATTTGGAAATTTCATCAAAATAGGGTTCTGACCACGGTTCAGAGGATTTAAATACTCTATCAGAAAATGAGGTTGAATTATCTTCTACATTCCAACAGTAAGAACATTCCGACGGACGTTTATTCTCTAACATTTCTTTTCGAGCAATTTTTTTTATTTTGCTATTGTGTAACGCTGTTGGATTAAGTGATAATTCTTCCAAACTAACCTTGTGTGGTTCAGGGTGGTGACAAGAGTGGGTTGTGCCGTTATGTAAATGCATAGTCACCTGTGTCCATTTTGCTAAACAGAATCCACAACCAACTGCATCCAATTTCTTTTTAGAAATTTCAAATCCTATACTAGAATTTTTATTCTTTTTTTTCAAAAAATACTTGTCTTTATACTCGTCCAAGATAATAAATTCATCTCCATTTTGAGATTCAAAATCAAAAAGACACAAAAGATTATCACTAAACTTTTCTAAGTTACGGTTTGTTTGATTAACAAACATTTTAACTTCGTTAATCGGTAAAGATTCTTTGAACGCTGAGAAGTGAAATACATCCATTTCGGTCAAATTTCTATGTGACTGATTTATACTATCAATATTATGACAACCAATGTAAATTGGTTCATTAATATAGTCATCAATTAATACAGAATTAGACTCGATTATATCCAATAATTTAAAATCAAAAAATATTTTGTATTCGGAACCATTATAAGTTAGTGTTATATTGGTTTTTTTATCATACATTTTTTCAGTAATTGACTCATATGTATAACAATTAAAAACAGGGGTTTCTTTTGGGTCTTTAGTCCAAAATTCAAAAACAAATAATTTTTTTATATAGTCATAACTTATACCAAAATTTTTACCTGGAACTCCAAAAAAACCTATTTTATCATCCCTTTTATAATTTTGCCCAACATTAAAAGATAAACTAATAGTGTATGAGGGACTCATAATAATATTACTTTGGGTTTCACCTAATTTTGGTTTTACAAACCAAGGCTTTTCATACTCTATTTTCATTACTTCATTATTACGTTTATAAACCTTGTATTTGGATATAATGACTCATCAGTATTAATTAACTCAGTCACGTCTAATATTTTATTATACCCTTCTTCTTTATAATTTATTTTTTTTTGTTGCATTTCCGTAACAAATCTTCTTTCATTCCTTGCGGTAGTTTCACCTTTAGCCCATTTACCATTCACATATCCCTCATCATCATGATATATACAATCAAAAGAACATTCTCTACGATAAGGTAAAACTAAATCTTTTACTTCAATATCTTCATTTACAAATATAGTATTATTATTGTATAATTCACAATCATTCACTAAATCTTTATCCGAGACATTAAAATTATAATGAAGCACTAAATCATTATTATCTTCAAAAATCGAATTTACATCTTTAAAAAACTTATTGTAAATTTTGACTTCAGCAATCTTACCTTTTAAGAAAACACCAGTGAGAGTACATACTCCAAGTAGTATTGCTTTGACCGCATCATGAGTCTTTAATTTTTTATCAATGTGTAATGGTATTGATTCTTTAACTCCATTTACGTTGTAATTTAATTCATCATTGATGTAAAAGTATGAATCCCCATTTTCTGAATCATATGTCACAGTCACCCATGTCCATTCATTCTCAAATCTTTTTGCGTAATTATAATGATGTTTATCGTCCCTATCATAAACTATTGAAGTGACGGCTCTTGAGTTATTAAAAGAAATACCCCAATTGTGGCTTCCATCTTTTCTAATCAATGGATATTCAATAAACTTTTTTTCTTCATCTCCAACTAACCAAATTGGTACTTTTTCGGGTTGTTGATTAGCATTGAATAATATTGATATGGTGTGGTCTTGGTGTAAACAAGAACTAATTTCTCGATTTGTCCTTAATGCTAAAAATGAATCATTACCATTAAATTCCGCAACTCTTCTGTTTTCAGATTTTTTGAAGATTTTATATGTTGTTAATCTTTCATAGTACGCCCTCCAAAACAAATCATCGTCTTCTTGTCCCCAATCCCAATAGTCATTTGAATATCCGTTTGTTTTTTCAACTTGGTCTTTGGTGAATAGAATTACTCCACCAAAATATTGTTCGTATCCAAGTTTATATTCGTATTTTGATAATTTGGTTGCAATGTGGACAGGATTATTACTTGGATAAGAGTAGTCACAATTATCATCATGAGGTACCATATCAACGTCGTGCCAAGCAATGTAATCACAACCATCTTCAAAGGCCTGATGTGCTGCAATATTTTTCATTGCTCCTCTGTTGAACAACTTATCATCAACTTGATGACCCACATAAAACTTATGAGGGATATCCATTTTATTTAGGTGTTCTGTTAGGCGAGGTATTAATTCCTCTATATGTTCTTTTCTATTTCTGTATGGTATACAGATTCCTAATTTTGGTTTCATATTCCTACGTTAATGTGTATAATATTATCGACAGTTTCCTTACCGAATTCTCTAAATTTACAAGTCGAAAGGCCATTACTTTTGATTTGATTACTGTTAATCAAAACTTCATTATGAAATCTAAGTTGATTATATCTAGTTGTTTGATTTTTCCACCCTCCGTTTTCATATCCATTCTCTTCATGTGGTAATAACTTAAATGTCGATTCTCTACGGTGAGGTATTTTTATTTCTTTATAATCGTCAAACGTATATCCAATAATTTCACAATTATAAATCCATCCATTATTACCTTTTTCACTTAAATCTATTAGTTGGTAGCCTTTGATAAATTTAGCATCGTAGTTTAAAATTAATTTATAATCTGACCTATAATTTCCGAAGTTTTGAGTTAGTCCAAAAAATTGATTTTTGGATAGTTCTTCAATTTCATCTTCCTCCAATATATCATTGTAAACTGCAAAAGAGTTAATTGAACCTTTGAAATAGTTATTATCTTTTTCTCTATAAGGATTTCCACATCCCAAATAAAAATTAGGTTCTTTAGAATAATTATAAAAAGTTCCAACCCTTTTGGTGTCTACAAGTTTTCCATTTTGATATAATGAAAAAACTTTTTCATCTCTATCTATGGTAACCGTGATGTTTGTCTTAAAATTTGGTAAAATATCACTATGAATAAATGCAACTTTTTTGTTTTCGGTAAAAAGTTGAAATGTGTATCTTCGGTATGAATTATATGTTATCGTACAATCATATCCTGGTATTGAAAATACAGACATAATATCCTCACTTTTATCCTTATCTAATTCTAAATCATCGGGACAAAATGAAACAAATATTGTAATTTTTCCATTTGGGTTATAACTTGTCTGATTTATGAAATCAAATATATTTGGTGATTTAACATATGCATTTTTTCCATTGAACTTTAAAGCCGCAGTATTTCCTCCTTCCAATCTTATTTGTTTGCTATCTAAAGGAACTTTGGATTGTTCGCACCTATACAATAAATCATCGTCTTCATACCCCCACCCCCAATAATTGTTAGAATAACCATTAATATCTTCAAATGTTTTTATGGGAAATAATGTAACTCCACCAAAATATTGGTCGAATACAATTCTATTGAAATCTTCTGTACCTATAAGATTGGTTGCCAAATGAAGAGGAATATCACTGTATGAATAGTCCACTTTCTCAGGTAACATGTCTAAGTCATGAAAGACAACGTAATCGCATTCAAGTTTCTTTGCATAAATTGCCCCAACATTTAATAATTTTCCCCTATTAAAACTCTTTTCATTATCTTGTTCCACAATAATTAGAGAATAGTCAATACCAGAATCAGATAGATATTCAGTAATATGACTTTTGAATTTTACCAAGTCAAAATATCTATCCCGATAGGGCACAATTATTCCTAATTTATGGTTATCCATCTATAGTAGGGTCTTTTGGTTTGATTGTATTATGAAATTCTGCCAAATAGTATTGTAGTCTTTGACTCCACTCATCTTTTTCGATTTCTTCTACCCAAACAGTTAAAGCATCCAATGTGTTTGCGATTTTTTCTAAGGCTTTAACTTTACGTTGTTCTAATAACAATTTTTCTTTTTCTTTATCTAATTCTGTCATATCGAAGCTATTTTATTTATTAAATTATTCCATTTTCTATATCTTTTGAATTCATCGTATCCTGATGATTCTTCAATCATAAACTCTTCATTATTCAAATCTATTAAAAATTTAGATTTTTCCAACTCTTTATACATTCTCATGTACTC